ATGCCCAATATAAACCAAGCGCTTCACCGCAAAGTACGTTCGGACTATCCGCAGGATATATTCCCGAAAGTGGCTTGTAAGCGTACTGTATTGGGCGATGGCGATACGTTCTTTTCTGTAAGGCAGATAGTAACAACTATTGACACCTATTACTCTCAGTGTGATAAGATAGCCAAAGCGCTCAAAGGGCGTACATTGGCCATCACCTGTAGGAATGTGCACAACTTTCTGTACCATCATTTCCAATACAAAGCCGATGAAGAAGAGCAGCAGTTACGCTCTCCTGCCTGCTCGTGGGCGCAACGCTTTTCAGGCATTGACTGCAAGAGCTACACCATACTGGCAGGGGCAATACTTAAAGCCATGGGTTACAATAGCTATGTAAGGCAGATCAAGCAGCCTTTTAGTCAATACCCCGACGAGTATTCGCATGTATACTTATTGGTGCCTGCCTCTCAGAAAGACAATGATTTGCACAAAGGGTATTACGTCATAGATGGCACCATACCTACTATGCAAGAAACCTTATTTTCCGAAAAAGCAGACGAAATAGTAACAGCTATGAAACATATAGGACTTAACGGCGCACAGAATGCGCTTTTTGGATTTACTCACGCTAAGGGGCTAAGAGCTACCTCGGACGGCAATGCCGGCAAAAGTTATGAAGATGGAAAGTTTCATAAGGGAATAGGCACAGCCAATAAAGTTGGTAATGACCTATTGAATTTTGGAGGGTCATTATACGAAGGATACAAAAAATATTTTGGGAATGGCTCTGGGCGTACCAATGCCGCCCCTCCTCCTGTCTATAATGACAATTCCGATGTGATCCGCCGACAACAAGCCGAATATCGTGCGGCTTTGGAAAAAGAAGCTGAGCGCTTGGCCGAAATAGGCAAGAGACAAGAAGCTGAGAAATTGAGAATGGAAAAAGAGGAATACGAGCGCCGAATAGCAGACGCTGAACGCCGAGCACAAGGATATTATCCAAATGGAAATAACTACAATGAGCCTAACAAACCAAAAGATAATACTATTCTGTATGTGGCAGGAGGTTTGGGATTATTAGGAATCTTGGCAATAGTGATAATGTCTAACAAAAAATAAAAGCCATGAAGGGAGTACATTTATTTCCTCAAGAAGAAAAACAACAGGGACTTAATGCCCCTCCTGGCAGGGCCGAGATTGTAGAGACCGATTATGACCCTGTAATCAATATGACTTTCGCGGAGTATGAAAACAATCTACAGGAACATGCCCAGCTGGCCATGTCAGTCCATGAAAAGATGTCAGCCCTTGTGGTAGGGCTCATTACTGTAGGAGCGCTCTCCAATGCATGGAACCCTGTAGGGTGGGTGTTGGCCGCTGTTGCCTTAGTCATTAGGGTATTGGTGGAACTAAAAGTGTTCAATGAAAAATCCGCTTGGGACAAAGATCGTGCCGAAGGTGCTTGGAATGAGATCAGCAATTATTACGAATATAGTGTATTAGGAGAGAGAACAGGAGAGACAGACGAACAAGGAAGGCCTAAGCACCGAGGAGGTTTAGCCTCCATGCTTTCCTCTACTCATTTTTTGGATGAGACTGTACAAACTATGATGAATACAGCGCTAAAGGGACTTTGTATCTATGAGGCTGTTTTCCTAAAGGAAAGAAGCAAAGATTGGAGCAGCAAGGAAACCAAAGCAAACTTGGATCAGCTAAGAGACCTCGGACAAGCTCTCAAAAGTAATTTCTTAGGAAAAATAAAAACTTACGAACGGGTATATAACATAGAATATCAAAAAATACCAGTAAATCTCGGAGATAGCCTTTTCAGTGGAGACCTCCATGATCTAAAAGTAAGGCAGGCTCCTATAGACTTACAAGATCCTTTCACCGATGTTACTTTTGAACTGATAGCCATAAAGCTCAAGCGTAAGCCTGAATACGAAGGCGCAGGTATTACCTTTTCTGATTTCAAGGACGCTGCCTCCCCCAAGGCCTCTTTTCTTGAAAAAGTCCTTAATGACCCTAACGAAGTAAAGGGTCTGTTTGAACTGGGAAAACAACAGATTTCGACGCTAAAACTTGACGGATACTTAACGGCTGATGAAGCCGATCGCCTTTTGTTCAAGAACTGGATGAATACAGCCCCTGCCTATGACAAGGCAGAGTATAGCTATAACTGGAACATGCCGTTTGACCCTAAAGCGGCTCAGAACAGAAACCTAACGGAAGGGGATTACCTCTCCCAAAAATGTCAGGGAATGGATAGGGTATTACAGGACTTTGCCAACAAAGTACCCCCTTACCAGAATGCCACCGCGCAAGATGTGATTAAGGTACTCAAGGACGCCAAGGCGCACCATGACAAGCAGTATAAGGGAAAGCCTGGATCAGGATTCTGTAAGAGTGTAGCCCGTGGGGGCTCTCCTGGAGCTGCCTATGCACTGAAAAAGTTTGGGATTAACCTCAATGATTATGACGAGGATTTCAACCTAAAGAAAATCGAACGCCCCTCTGCCTTTACCAACGCTATTGGGGAAACAGACACGAGGTCTAACAGACCAATTCCTGGAGTGGAAGTCCCTAATGGCTACACCGATGAGCGTGTAAAAGCGCCTGTACCGAAGGCCACGCCGCCAGCTCCGGCACCTGCGCCGCTTGCGCCTAATGCCACACCTGAGCAGCCCAAGCCACAGCCCGCGCCGAATACGCCCACAGTGCCCGCACCTGTGAAACCCTCAGCGCCTGCCAATACCCTACAGGCGGAGAATAAGACCCCACAGAAACAAGCGCCTAAGAAAAAAAGCCTCTGGTGGCTTTGGATCTTGGCCATAGGAACTGGCTATTATATGTTGAAGGATCAACAACCTAAAAAGAAAGAAAATGGCTAATGTAAATATAGAATTTCAAGGAGATTTTCAGTACCTAAAGTATGAGTTTACCCCTCGCTTACGGGCGCTTATTAAGAATGTCCATACAGTGATGAACTCCTACAATGCGGCTTTCTTTGAGCGTTGCAAAGGCTTTGGCGACTTGGAGAGTATCAAGCGCGAGGCCTTAGCCACCGGAAGGCTCCCCCAAGGGGTAGAATCGGCCATGAAAGCCGCAGGAGCCCTCAAGCCTATTGCAGCTACTACCCTTCTTTGGAGTATTGCTAATCAGATAGCCTCTTTTGCCAATTTTCATTTTTGGTATTGGAAAAAGAATTTTTCGGACAATGCGCCTCAGCAGAACGGCAGGAATGTCAATAGTGTATACAATGTCATGCGAAGCGAGTTTGCCTATGGCTTGACCTATGCGCTCTCTGTTCCTTTTTTATATAGAATTGGCCAAGGGGTGAACCTATTGTATTACCCACGCCCTGAGTTTGTCGATTTTTATAAGGCAAAACCTTTTCAAGGCACCAATGCCCTAACAGTGGAGCCTATGCGCTTTGCTCAGAAGAAGAGAACAGAAAGCGGCGTGATGACCTCTACTTTTATTGGCTTTGATCACTCTATAGGAATAGATACCTCTTTGGCAGAGAGATTAAGCAGCGTAAACAGTGGAGGTACTCGAATACCTTTTGTGGCAGGAGTAGGCAGTGATAATCTATATCAGACCCGTCAGGAGCGACTAAGTGTAATATTTTATCATTACTTCTGTCTCAATAACAGACAGATTGCACATAACCAACCGCTAAAGAATGCCGGCAATGTAAGCAATTACTTTGTGTTCTCTAAGAAGGATTTTTATACACTCTCTGAGGAATGTGTGATTGCGCGCTTTTGGAATTTCTTTGCTAAGAATATTTCATTGAATTTTGACCCATCAGGGCGCGAAGGCGACCCCGCTTTCGGTGGAAAGGTACTCATAGGAGGAGGACAAACAACATCGCCTGTATGTGACTATTACGCACGCTTTAAGAAGCAGTCCCTACAGGGGACTTTTGAAGAGCGCCTCAGTAGGTTTTCCATTCCTTCTACAGAGATTTTGCAAGTACCAGAGCTTTCGGACGCTGAGATACAAGAAGGGCTCGCCCTCTTAGAAAAGGAAAAGCGCCCATTCTCTATAGGGGTAGACCTCAAGACAATGACCACTGGCAAAGAGCTAACCCAGCGTAGCAATATGCTACAGCCAAACCTAATGGAAAAGCTATTGTACTATGAGACCAAGGCACGTACGAACCATGTACTATTGGTGAACAAAGGGGTTAATGACTTGTTCAACTTTAATACAAGCATTCGCTATTTGCCACAGCTATAACCAAAAAACGAATGATTATGCACCCATGTATGCCAAGGCCTACCCCCGCGAAGAAAGTGGAAAAAGTAGACATACCAGCGCCCCAAGAGCCGCCAAAAGTAATTTATATTGCGGTGCCTCAGCGGAGCCAAAAAGAAGAAAACGAACAACAAACAATTAATTATAAACTGAAATGGTGGCATGTAGCCATAGCTTTTGTGGCTGGTTACGCTCTTGCCTCCTCTAATTCTAAAAAGGCTTAAAAATGAACTTTAAGAAACCTAAAATGGAAAATCTGACAGGAGCCCTTGTAACAGGAGGTTCCGCAGTGGCAGGAGCACCTGCCTCTAACCTGCTTGTAGCCGAGCTTACTAAAAAGCCTTCTGGCGACGAAAAGAAAGACAAGTCCAAGCGCCAATTGGTCAAAGGAGGTGCCGTAGCGGCTGCCCTTTTGGGATTGGCTTGTGTAGATGGCAATGACACATCGGCTAACGCTTTGCGTGGTGCCTTTGTAGGTATGGCAGGAGCACAAGGAATTTCCTTAGCACGCGAATTTACCTCAGCGACTGCTGGCACAACAGTAAAACGTGCTTTAGGCCTTGGTTGCCCTTGTCAAGAACAACAAGAAGGCTTGGGCTATGTAGACCAGCCTGAATGGTTTACCCCAGTGTATGATCAGGTAGATTATTCTGCCTATGACAGCACCTCCCAAGCTCAAGAAAGCACACAAGGGCGTAACCCCTTGGCAGGATTCACCCCTCGCGAATCCTATGTATAACTGAATGATTCACCTTTTAAAATAGATTAAAAATGGACAATAGACAAGTTCAATTAGAACGTTCCAACCACGTTCTTACTGCAATGGGTGTAGATACCCGCAACGCAAAAGTGATGGACAGAACTCAGTACCTTACCTTCGATGGAAAGGGAAAAAGCTCTGTAGTGTTGCTCATCGACAGTAACACCAAAAAGCTCGTAGGGGATACCTCTTTCGACGCCAACAAGTTCAACAAAGGTCGCTACTTTGTTATCGACGGGATCCGTGTTCTCATAGAAGACAAGGCTACTTCCTTGCATGAATCAAATTGGAAATCGGCTCCAAATTCCGCGATTCTCAACTCTGAGCTAAAGATCTCTCAGGACGAAGATTTGTTGGTATTGCCTGTATCAGACTTGGTATATACCAAGATCTCCGTAGGAGAAGACAACGGCTTCCGTAGCATTGCCTCTGCTCCTGTGATCGTTCCTGAAAAGGAAATCAACATCTCTTGGCAGTTCCCACAAGGAGCCAGCGTACCAAGCGATCAAACACAGTTTGTACGTATCGAGCTAAGAGGATTTGAGTTTTTCACAAACTAATTTTTCTCTTAATAATTATCAATGAAAAGGCCTTGTCGCTAAGGCAAGGCTTTTTTGATAATTATTACCTAACTCACTAAAAAGAAAAATCATGCACACCAAAGAAGAAGTATATAACATAGACATCAAGGTCGGAGAGAAAGGAAACAACATCTTTATCACTCCTGTAGCTGGCCGTGTGATTGGCTTACTCATCTACCACAACAAAGGCGATGAATTTGTGGCCAATGCTGGACTAAAAGCAGATGATGGCACTTACATTTCCAAAATGCAGCATATTCGCAACTATCGCTCCCGTGAGAGTTGCTACTTTACAGGCTGTAAGCCCGTGGACTTTCAGACACAAGGAAAAACCTACACCTTGGAAATCACTACAGAGGAGGCTGTGGCCAACAAAGATTTTAAAGGCCAACTGATCCTTATATACGAAGATACTCGTTTTAACAACTGCGGCAATGAATAAAAGCAAGTGGAACACTCAGAAAATATACTCCAACACCTCATTTTTCTTACAAGGTGTTACCTCCCTTACCCTCTACAATTCAGGAGAAAGTAAGGTATATTTCCGTGAGAGAACATTAGAAAAGGGTGATTATTACCTTTTGGAAGGTGATGGAACTGCCTCTGATATTGATTTAGAAATCTCTTTTGAAAATGGCAGAGGGGAAGCCATCTTGGATTATCGTGCCTTACAAAAATGTAGAACAGAATGAAAAAAGAACTCATTGATATTATTAACAGACTTAAAAACTCTCCCAGTATCCTTATCTCAGTCATTAATAAGGAAACGGGGCAGCCTTTGGTACGTTCTTTCTCAGCAGATCGCTTTGTAGAGAAATATGGCAGCGTGGAAGCCTTTTTTAACTCCTTAGTATCGGAGGGAATTAGCCAAATTATCGTCGAGGAAAGACGAAAACTTGGCAATACAACAAGGAGCTTTTCCACCCCAAAAACTTTTATACTCGGCCCCAAGGAAGAAGATACCCCACCACAAGCTACCCCCGAAGTTATGCCCGCCACTGTTTCCCCTGCCCCCCTTCAACAACAGCCCATGGGGCAAATGGGACTGATGGGGCTTAGTTTTCCTCAGATGATGGACTTGCATGTGAAAGCACATGATCAAGGACGCTTGGAGGTGGAAAATAAGTTTTTGAAAGAGAAAAACGAAAAGTTAGAACAAGAGATTGCCGCCCTCAAGGAAGAACGCTTAGCCGACAAATTTAGCGAAGCAAAAGCCAAAGGTAATAACGAAATGCTCTTGGGTATTGTTCAAAATCTCCCTATGCTTATGGGTGCTTTCAAGGGGGGCGCTCCTACAGGTCTCCAAGGGGCCGACGGAGAGCTGCCCCAAGTACCCGAAGGAAAAGGGGTCATTATTCAGGAATTTGCTCAGACCTCCCCAGAGGTAGACAGCTTTATGCTCAAAATACTACATTTAGTATTCGAAAGCAAAGAGTTTTACGAAGAAGTAAGCAAATTAGTAAGTAAATATGAAACTAAATAACAAGTAAAAATGGAAATAACGATAAAAATTAACAGTAACAATCCTATTGACGCACAAGCGCGCCAAACAAAGTTACAAGCCATTGCGCTTTTGGACGATAAGACATTAGCGCTTTTCCACGAAATCGCTACTAACGAAAAGTTTCGTAAAAAATTTGTAGCCAACGAAAAACTTCTTAGAAAATTTGTATAACCATGCCACGAAAGAAAACAACAGCCCTCAAGGGAGTAGCTACCACTGTTGCAGCTACTTCTGTTGGTAAATACTTAGATAATCACCCCGAAGCGATAGAGGCTGCGGGGCGCAAGGCAAAAACTGCTGTCAATGTAGGGCTTGTCCTAATCAGCTTTACAGTAATAAGCATAGGCGGGGCGTTGTTCTACAACTTGTATTGGAAAAACAGATTTAGAAAGATGGACTATGACCCTAACCAAAAGCCGGCTACTATTAGCGCAGGTCTGGCAAAAAGCAAGGCAGATATGATCTATAGGGCGCTGCATGGCATAGGGGCTAACTACAACACAGTATATAATGCCTTGCGTGGCATGGGACACAATAACTATGTAGCTATTTACAATGCTTTTGGTAAGCGTACCCCTGCAACGAGCTTTTCTATGGGAAACAAAAACGACATGGACTTGAGCCAGTGGCTACAAGATCAGTTTAGCGGAGACAAATTAGCCGCCCTAAGAGCACAAGTAGGCAGCGCATTTTTTTAAAACAGATAACTATGAAAAAGAAATATATACTCTGGAGTGCTTTCGGCGTAGGGGTCATTACCATCACTCTTTCTTTACTACTGAAAAAAAAGCCTGCAATCCCCAATGGTGGAGGCGCTTATGGTAAGTATTACAACAAGCTCAATGACCCTGATTATAGGGCGTTTATTGCGGACTTTGCCAACAATCGCGAATTGGTCTCTGAGTATGCCCAACAGCTACACAATGCCATGAAGGACACAGGTACTGATTTTAATAAAATCTTGGAGATAATGAGTAATTTAGACGAGACACAAATGAAAATAGTATCGGATCGCTTTGGTAAAAGGGCCTACTATAACCGTTTGTTTGGTAAAATAAAAACCTCTAACGGGAAAATGCTCACCCTAAAGGAATGGTTTAAGGAAGAATTGGACGAAAGCCAATACCAGCAAGTCAAGGACAGATACCCTAATCTTTTTTAACGATGAAGACAGAAACACGATTTATAACCGGTAAGGTTACCGATGAAAAAGGGGAACCACTCTTAGGGGTCAATGTAGTTGTCAAGAACAGCCAACCCATACAGGGAACTGCCACAGATAGTCACGGTATATACAAACTCACAGCACCTGTAGGGAGTCAATTGGTATTTTCTTTTATAGGTAGGCAAACCATGGAATCCTCGCCAATTACCAAAACTTCCAGCAAGTTTCCTACAGTGGTACTCAGGGAAGTTGCCGAGGAATTGGACGGACTTACCTTTACCGCTCCCAAAAAGGAGCCCGAAAAGAATCTCCCCCCTACCCAGCCGAAGAAAGAAAACCCTATACAAAAATATTTTAACCCACAGACAACAATAACTCAAAAGAAAAGCTATAACCAAAACCTAAAGGACGCTAAACTGCTAATGTTAGGTGGGGGAATACTCCTATTTGGTTTGCTTATAGCTGCACTTAACAACTCACAAACCCAAAAAGTAAGCAAAAAAGTAAACTTATGATCGGCATACCTCATAGAATGATTTGTAACTGTAACAATCAGGGAAACAATCAAGGGAATAACCAAGGGAATAATCAGGCACCTAAGAAAGTAACGCTATATGCAGCTGTGCTGCTATCAGGAGCCGATTCTAAGGAAGGAAAGATCACTACCAAGGAGATTGTTTTTGATCCCAAGCTACCTACCCTCCAAGAGATAGAGCTATTTCTTCCTGTTTTCGACGGAGGGGTGAAAAATGTAGTCGTATGGGCTTCCTTGCCTGGCTTTAGGTTAGAGGGGGCTTGGAAACAAAACTATCCTCACCAAGCGTCCGATTTGGAGATGTTGGATAATCCCAATATAACAGGCGCTGAGCTGCTTCAAAAACTTAATGATTCACCAGGAGTTGAGTACATGTCTACAGCCTTAGGTACCGCTCCCGAAGGAGAGTGGAACCTATATCACAAGGATAAAAGTGCTGGGTATGGAGATGTAATCATAAAATACAAATTTACAGGTCACCTCCAAGCACTACAACAGTAAAAAACTAAAGACAAAAACAATTATGATAGCCCTTGAACATGTAGTAACAATACTCTCCTCCCTCATCGGAGGAGGTTTGTTAGGAATTTTATTTGAGCGCCGCAAGCGACGTGCCGAAACCGAAGCTATAGAAGTTGATGTAATAGAAAAAATACAATCCTCTTACGGCCACTTTGTAGAAGACTATAAAAAACGATATGAAGAGCTTGTTAAAGAAAACGAATACTTCCGGCAGAAGATAAAAGAATTAGAAGAACGCCTTAATGACCTAACCAAATGAAAAATATTTTACTATCCCTTTTACTTTCTCTCCTTGCAGTTGCTTGTAAATCAGTTAAGGAAACACAACAGAGCCAAGAGGTTACCCAAAGGACGCGTATAGACAGCATTTTTGTAGAAAAACAAGTGCCTTTGCGTGATACTGTGTATATCAATATCCCTGAAATACGAACCATAAAGCCCGAATGTGATAGCCTGTGTAACGAGGAGGTACGCAAGATCATGCAACAAATCTCTGTCAATAGGCAACAAGGAGAAGACAGCCAAGGGGTCTATTACAATAGGTACAAAGGGCAGTTAGTAGTATATCAGAATATCGGAGCACGACAAAGCACCTACCAAGGGAAGTTTTCAGGATATTCACATACGAAAGCTGTAGAACAAACAAAGATAGTCAAACAATATTATGTTCCAAAGCTCGTGAAAATATTAGCCTTTATAGGTGGGGGTACCCTCCTCTTTGGTGTGTTTTGGATAGGCTTTAGAATAAAGGAAAAAATAAGATTATGAAAACAAGATCAATTGTACTCTTAGGCCTTTTTGGTTTAGGAATCGCCATATACGGCATGGCAAGAGCAAAAGCGGGACAGGCAAAGCGCCTTTTTGAAAAAATCATGTTCTCTTTCCACAGATACCGAGATTCAGGAGCTAAAATCTTTCAGAACAAAATATGGCTAAGGTTGGACTTTGCTTTAACCAATCCCACAGCTGAGGACTTTTTTATAGATACCAACGGCTCTATTCAACTCAAGGTCATGCGTGTTTACCTCAAAGGCAAACAGATAGGTTATGCCACCCTTCCCGAATTTTACAAACTAAACTTGCGCGCAGGAGGTACTGCCTATATAGAAGATGTATATATAGAACTTAATGGAATTTCCTTAGCTGGAGAAATATGGGACATGATTGCCCAAAACAAAAAGGATTGGGTAAAATACACTGATATTATTAACAAACTATCCTTTGAAATAGATATTGACGGATTCGGACAAATATACACACTAAAACAATCTTTTTCATAACATTAAAGCTGTAAACATGAGAACTTTTACAACAAACGAATACAAAAACAGTCCCCTATACCAAAATAACCCTGGTAACCTTCCCAACAAAGGGGAAGATTGGGGAGGTAAAGTGCCAAAAGCACTTAGAAAAGGTAATGATAAGTATGAAGAATTTATCACTGTAGAATACGGATTGCGTGCCTTAATGATCAATATTCGTACAATCATGGATAAGGGAAAGAGAAATACCATATTGGAATTTTCTCACCGCTTCCACCCCGCAGCAGGCACCCAAAAGGTAGCACTATATCAATCTACCCTGTCCAAGGCTTTGGGAGTAGACAAAAACAAGAGAATTACGGCATTTACCAAGGATTTTTATATAAAGATGGCTAAGGCAATTGCCAGTATAGAAATGGGGAGCAGTGCGCACTATATTCCTGAGGACGCCTATGATACAGCTTATATCTATATGGGAATAAATATGACCAGTGGTGGAAATCCTGTAATGCCAGAGAACAAAAAACCTGCCAATACACCCCCCAATAAACCCAGTGGCGGAAATACCCAACAGAACGGGGGCAACAAACAAGGGGATAGTACCCCTCAACAAGGAGGAGGAAACCAACAAGGAAATACCCAACAGGGAGGGAGCAATCTTGCAGACCCTAACCTACAAAATCCATACCCCACAGATCCTAATAGTGGCCAAGGTAGCAACGTATTCCTGTGGGTAGGTGTAGCTATAGTGGTTGGCACGGGTGGATACCTGCTGTATGATCACTATGCACAAAAAGGAAATAAAAAATAACCTATAAACCAATAGATATGACTGATTTAAGAAGACTTACCACAATTCGTGGACTGAGAAATAATAACCCTGGAAATATTCGAATGAGCGACACCACTTGGCAAGGTAAAATCTCCAAGGAATTTAATACGGACACCAACAAAGCCTTTGAACAGTTCGAGAGCTTGGAATATGGGTTGCGTGCTCTGATGAAGAATGCTTATACATGGATACAGAGAGGAAAAAACACCTTGGAAAAACTCATTACTGTTTGGGCGCCCCCTCATGAGAACAAAACAGGAAGATATATAGATTATGTAGCAGCACAAATGCAGATCGCAAAAAACCAGCCGTTTAAAAAACTTGATCGTAAGTTTTTTATATCCTTAGCCAAAGCTATTACGGAGATGGAAAACGGAGCGGCCGCAGCTCAATCATTGGTGCCGTATAGTGCTTATGAAAAAGCCTTTTCCATGATGGGCAATATAAGCTACATACCTTCTGTTGAAAAAAAAAACGAATAGGAATCATAGGTATAGCCCTCGTTGCGGGGGCTGCCTTTTGCCTTTATAAATATTATAACCCCAGACTATGGCACAAAAAAAGACAACGCAAAAAAGTACAAGTGTAAGCCAGTTCCACCTAAAGGATATACTTGCCCTTTCTCTTTCCGCCGCCGCTGTTTTCTTAGCAGGGTATCAAGTACATTTGGCAATTAAGCACGATAAACAAAATTCTAAACAATAAAAATATGGCCTCTATATATGCAACCACAAAAGGTTTTAACGAACTCTGGCAAAAGGTAACTCAAGAGAAAGAAACATTAGATAAGTATAAAAAGAAAATTCCGCCTTTCATTATTAACAATGATGTTGCCCTTACTTATACTCTTGCGATAGAGTATTATAGTGGGATATTAGCAGAATTGAATACTATAAAAAATGAAGAAATGGAAGATTGGGTAATTGATGTCTTCCCTTCTTTATATGCAAGTATAGATTCGCTTATATCCGACATGAAGTCTCTTTTGGCTAATTATGAATCAGAATTAAAGAAAAACAAGGTAATTCCTTCTGAGAAGCCCTCGGATCCACCTGCTCAGACGCCCCCAACTAATACGGTCATTCCTTCATCAACGCCACCTGCGACCCAAGCTCCCCCCACAAACACCACGCCTACTATAAGCGAAAAAAACACAGAAGGCGGCCCCAAGGTAAAGGATAGTAACACAGGGGAAACCTCCTTAGCACCAACGGAGAAAAAAGAGGTTTCTCCGGAAGGAACCCCTAAGACAGAAGCTCCCAAAAAAGGTTTCTTTACTCCAACCAATATTGTGATCCTGTTTTTAATATTTGGAGCAGGTGTATATTTTTATAACCAAAAGAAGTAACCAACTATGACAGCACTTGAAGCCTTTAACGCCTTAGATAACCGAGAAGTCTCTCGTAAGGAAGTAGAACAAGTCTTGACCCAAGCAAAAGCCGAGAACAACACAGCTATTATATACCGATTGAGCCGCGTGCTCAATGATAGCCCCGAAGCTACTCATTTTGAGATTACCATTACTCACTATGATAGCCCTGCGGGGCTTTCAGGCGTGCAGCATACAGGCGACTACCGCGAAGCCTTGGACGATTGTGGCCGCCTACGCAAGGGCTGGAAGTTCGTCAAGGGCAACGTGGTAAAGGTAGAGGAAAAACCTAAAAAAGAAGCCAAACCAAAGAAGGAGAAAGCGCCAAAGAAGGAAGAAACCACTAAGGAAGTATCAGACCCCAAGGTAAAAGATTTTGAAGCCTTTGATGATTTGCAGGCGCAACTACTCGCTGAAAATGCTGATATTCCTGAAAGTGAAGTCTTGGATTTCCTCTACAATTTCACAGACGCTTTTGAAGAGGGAAAAACAGTCTTTCGTTTTTGGAATACACCAGGGAAGAAGCCTACAGAAGCCGTGCTACAATATAAAAAACACCCCCTCCTTACACGTTTGCAGAATCCCTCTGCTAAAATGCGTGCCTATGAGCTTACTCCTCGTGGGTATGAGCTATTGGAGAAATTCCATAAAGGGGTGGAACGTATAAAAAAGACTTATGACCTTGGCTATATCGCTGGGATACACAAACTTTATAATTTTTTGGAAGATAGAAAACCCTATGTAAAGAAAGAGGAAGCTAAGGAAAAGAAAACAACCTCAAAGCGCTTGCAGATTCTGGAGAACTCTTTGAAAAAAAAAGAGGAAAAATTTAATGAAAAACTTTCTGAATTATATTCCGATGTAAAGAGTGCTAACGGACAACCCTTGAATGACAAGAGCAATGGGAAAAGTACAATGGCTCGTTGGGATAAAAAAGACAATGCTTTACGTACCTTGAACAAGGAAATTGAAAGGACTAAGGAAGCTATTGAGAGAGAACAATTCAAAATAAATAGAGTAGAAACCGTAAATGAATTTATACCTGCTCCTATTTTGGAATTGGTAGAAAAAGGCGTGCTTAACCAATGGCGTAAACACCCTGACCGCTTTTTTGTGGAAGGAGTGGAAAAAGGACGTATCATTTTTGATAGAAAGAAAGGAGAACTCCTTAACCAATACTATAACAGTATTCCAACCCAAGAACAGAAAGAGAAATTCAAAAAGGTGTTCAACACCCTTAAAGAGGAATTAGCTAAAATTCCTTCAGAGGAGCGTACAGCTTATATTAGAGAAAAGCAAAAAAGAGAAAAAGAAGATCGCCTCAACTATCTTAACAAGGAGATAGAAAACGTATTAGAACGTATTGAAAAGTTTGAAAGTAAATCTAAGGAGAACAAAGAGTTTGCTAAGAAAGTTAAAGAACTTAGTGAAGCCGAAGCCGAAGCCCTTAGAAATAAAATGCCAAACGCTTCTGAAGAATGGTGGTATATTCCTGATGTACTCTATTATAGAAGACTGCAACAGCAACTCAGGGACTTAGATGAAAATGTCCAAGATTCGTCTAAAAAAAAAGTAGAAAAAGCACCCACTAAGGCTACAAAGTCCATAAAATCAAGGAAAGAAAAAGGCGAAAACGAGGCTAAAGAAACTAAGGAAGAAGACAATTTTTCTGAACAAGTTGAGAAAAGAGAAGCTCTTTTAAAGCGTGCAAATCTCTATAGAAAAGCACGTAAAGACGGATATTCTTATGATGAGATATATAAAAGAGCCAAAGATTTAGGGGATAAAGATATAGATCTTATTATGAATTTATCTTATCTCAACCCTAAAGGAGATATGATAAATAGCTTTCTCTATCATATAGATAAAGAAGAGGAATACCTAAAAATGGTCAATTGGACAGGAGAAGCTCGCCGACTATATCCTGATTTAGATGATAAGAAAGAAGATTTTTTACGTGATCTTATAGATAGTAATTTTTATAAAGAAAAAACAAAAGATTTTTTCTTTAAGGGAATAGAAGATTGGCATAAAAGAAGAACAGAAAGAGCAAATATTTTAAAGAGTATTCTTAATAAATATAAAATTACTCTTGACTATCACAGTTTTAATCTATTCCTTGAAGGAATTAGTAATGATTTATATAAAAGTAATTACAAAGAACTTCCAGAATATGATAAGTATTTCTTTTATTTCAAATTGGAAAATAGACTAAATGAAAAAATTATCAATGATTTAAAAAAATACTTTGTCAATAGAATAGAGGAAAAGAAACTAAAAAAAGTAGGATTAGGAGATGATAAATATTCTTATAAAGGTGAATTACACCAAAAAGGAATAGAGATACTAAGAATTATTTTAAAAAAACTCAAGGAAGAAAAAGGCCTTTCTGGTGTGGATTACTCCCAAGGGCTTTTTGGTGCCGTCCCCGAAGTCTCTACCGAAAGGTTTAAACAGATGAAAGTAAATGAATTGCGAACTTTTACTTTGAGATATTATAACCTATTCTTAAAAGGAGATAGTGTAACTATAGAAAGACACTTAAAGGAAGTTGTCTTTACCAATAAGGCAGGTAGAAAAATAGCCCATGGTGAAGCTATGTATAGTGAAAAAGCTGCTGTGATTGCTCAATTAAAAACACTGATTAAGAACTCTACCTATAATAATTGGGGAGATAGAAAGCCCCAAGATCACCCTGATATTTTAGGATATCTGAATTTTAAGTCAAAGATAACTATTGATGGCGAAAAAAGACACCTGAGAATATCAATTATAGTTGATAAGGATAGAAAACTAAAACTTAAAAGCTATGATGTAGGCAAAAAGAAAAGCCGAGATCCACAAGGGGGTTTACCCTCAGCCGAAGGATCTCAGCTTTTTAAAGCTGTTCAATCCACGCAAGAGCCAGTAGCTACCTTGCAAGACGAGGGGATTGAACCGCTTTCTGAGGACAAAGGTACAAAAAAATCTTTATCCCGCAAGAAAAAAGAAGAAAATTTTGGTCTCAATGCGTCCGAACCCCCTGTAACCTCCTTGCCTGTTCCAAGGCAAACCCTCGCCCAGCAGTTGGCAACACGCCCCGAAGTGCGAGAAAGTTTCTTAGTGGCCGACGAGCAAATGAGCCTATTCCTTGGGGACTTGGAGAAAAAGACAAAGGACAGCCTTGTGATCACCCTCACTGGCAAACAAGGTAGCGGAAAAACGCGCTTTGCCTTTCAGTTTATGAATGCCCTGGCCCAACGCTATCGAGTAGGACACGCCTCTATCGAGGAGCACCCCGAAAGCGTGCTGTACGAGGAAAAAGCCTATCAGTACCTAAACGATACAGCCTTGGAGCATATCACAGCTCAGGACGTGCGTTCCTTGGCAGAGCTGGACACTATGATTCATACCAACGAAGTGATCGTAATTGATTCCTTTCAGAAAATGCGTGAGCTGGCACCTCATTTTGAGATTGACAAGGACTTGCGCAAGAAGTATGACGGCAAGCTGTTTTTGGTGATCTTTCAACAAACAGCAGACGGCAAAATGCGAGGGGGTAGCAAGAGCCAGTTTGACGGCGATATTATTCTCTTTACGGAGACCTTTCCCGATTACCGCGAGAACTATGTATATCCCGACAAAAACCGCTACAACAAGCGTCCCGCCACCGAGCTACAATATAGTATATACGAACAACGTATGCTCGCCACGGCTCCCGAAGTACCCGCCCTACCCGCTCACTATGAGCCAACAGAAAGTGAAGAACTGAATTTTGAAGTGTTATAAACAGGCGTCCTAAAATGTTGTACAAACCCTATATAAAGATAATTAATATTTTTAATGTATGCAAAAAAGTAAAATAAAAAAATTAGTTAAATTTGCTTTGTCTGACAGACTAAATCAACACAAGGAAATTGTAATTGGCAAAGTTTCAAAGAGGCAAGCAGATTTTTTCTTGCAAGAAATAGGGATAGATCTTGAAAATGCTGAGCGTTGTTTGGATACAAGTGCTATCAGGCATATTATAAAAGAACACGGATCAGAGAAGACAGAACAAGCACGAGGGCAAGTACCTATTAATTTAGATGACTTTGAATTGATTACTTCCATTTTAGAGAATGCGGATGAGATTTCATATAAAGGAAAAAACCGATTGCAACAGGACACCTTTGTATATAAGAAGAAGATACAAGATATCTATGTAGTTATGGAAGCTGTGCGTTTGAGTAAGAAGAAGGGGAACAAAATATCTATATGCACGATGTACAAAATAAAAGGAAGCCGTTCTAAAAAAACGACTTCCTTATAACAGATGTCTAAGATGTCTATTTTGACCCCTCTTGACCCAACGTCCGAAACGTTCTGTTCATTAGGAAACTAATAGAACGTATATCGGTATTAGTTTTAGGAATAAGCCACTGCCTTATTCAACCTTTTTTATAGTGCAAAGTTACAACAATAATTTTAATAAACAACAGATTTTAATTAAATATTTAATTTTATGGCAACAAAGAAAGTCGGCTTGAAAGCCAATGGACGGCTCAAGAAAGGTTTCCGTTACAACGAGAACGGACGTATTGTGAAAGCGAAGAAAGCAACTACGAAGAAAACTCGTAAGCGCTAACCCTTGAGCACTAATCCCTATCCCCGTAAGGATAGGGATTTTTTATATTCCTATTCCTCCCCTACTCGACATGCGTAGGGGCTCTTTTTATGCAAAAAGTATGTTTTTATGCAAAGTTTATCTTTTTTATGCGAGTTTGTATGCATTGTTTTTAATGATTATCAACGTATTAACCTTTATAAATAGGCGTTGCACACGAAGCATAACGATTTTTGTGTAAAATTCATCTACAGCGTGCGCACGCACAAAACAAATTCCATCTTTATATCCGCCCCGCCCCGCCCCCATTAAATAAAAATGTATGCAAAAAATATGTTTCTATGCAAAATCCACTTTTTGTATGCGAGTTTGTCTGCAGCTTTTTTATTGATTATCAACGTATTAACCCTTATAAATAGGCGTTGCACACGAAGCATAACGATTTTTGTGTAAAACTCATCTATAGCGTGCGCACGCACACACGCGCGATCAGAAAGAGAAAGAAGCACTTTTTATAGTTTCGTCCGCTGTTAGGTTTCGGGTGGTGTAGGCTTCTGTTTGCTTAATATCGTAGTGGCGAGCTTGATCACGTACCTTAATAGAAGGAATGCCACTATTGAGTAAATCCATTATACCTGTATCCTTGAGAGAGTAGAACTGAAACTTGCTGTCAAACTTGAACAGCTTGCGGTATTTTGTCCAAGTATCTGAAATTTTCTTAGGATTAATAGCGGTCTTCCCTGGTTTGAATTTTTTACTGAATAGGTAATCACTATTATTGGCCTTTAACAAGTGTTGTGCTAAAATAGGGAGGAACACATCAGGAATCGTAACGCTGTTTGTCTTTCGGTTTTTGGTAATGGATCCGTCCAATACAATACGGCTTTCCGAAAGACGTACATCTCCAACTTTGAGTTTGGTTAGCTCCGTGCGGCGAATAAGGCAAAAGTAAGTCATCATACAGCACACGAAGAAAGGAAAATCAATATTTTGTAATTCCTTGATACATTCCTTTACCTCGGCCGTGAGAGGCTCACGCTTCTTTTGTACCTTGGGCTTTGTCTTTATCCCCTCGGCTGGATTTTGCTTTATATAGCCCTTTCCTATCGCCCATTCTAAGAAACTTTTCATATAGGTAAGATAGTTGTTATAGGTAGACGGACTATTGTTCTTCTCATAGTAGATATAATCAAGGAAATTATTCACGAAGAAAAAATCTATATTAAGCAGAAACTTTATATCCAAGTGCTTTTCTGCTATATAGCGTTGCAAGTTGCTTACAAAAGATTTGTAGGCTCTTAGTGTGTCAGGGCGTTTTATGCCGTCCTGTACTTCTTTCTCCAACTTCTTTAGGTACAGCTCCAGTCCATCTTTGAGGGATTTGTATTGATTGTTGGGATTTTCATAGAAAGGAGACCAACCACTTTCTAACTTCTGATTGATCGCCAGTATCATTTTCTTGGCATACTTACGCCTTTCCTGAACCGATTTCATTTTAGGGACACGGTTACGGAAACGGTCTAACTTCTCTGTTTGAGGATTTTTAGCATAGTACTCAATGTACCAGGACTTGTTGTCCCTAAGCTCAGCGGGCTTGTAGTCTATAAAAGCGATCCGCTTGGGTGTGTTGATGGTAGTTTTGTCCATTTTTTTTTATGCCAAATTCCTCAGATCCATAAGAGCGGAGAACTTGGCACAAACTTGACACGCAAATTTAAAGAATTTAAGCACAACTAATTGAATATTAATTAGTTACGCTTATTTTGTAGCGAAGACTGGACGGTTTTTACTTAAAAAACAAATCGTAATTAATTGTATATCAATTAGTATATATTCCTTTTCTCTGTATTTTAGGGAAATTAATGTCTTATATTGGGAACAAGGTATGCCTAACACCTTGCTTTAAAATAAAATTTGTGTGTGTCTGCTTATCTAACCTTATATTTTTTTGTACCTTTTGTACTATATATAAAATAGTAAATATAAATATAAGAAAATGAATAAGTTACAAGCGGTACAAAAGTCGGTACAAAAGCGGTACAAAATTCAAGGTCAAAAATTTGTACCGTGAAATATTTGTTAAAAATCTATTTCCTTATCTAAGTTATCCAGAATGTCTTTCATTTGTTTTCTGTGTGTTTTTACTTCCTCAGAGATTTTTTTTACTTGTTCTATAAAACTTTTATTGCCATTTTTCAAATTCTCATAAAATGAAATACCCCTCCCGCTTAAATCTATTTCATCAATAATTGTTTGAAGAGAACTTTTAAAGGAGGTCAATTCCTCTGCAAATTTTTCATACTCTGATACATCTTGCTCAAACTGCTTGTACTTTTCCGGATTTTCTTTGTACATCTTGCTTATATAGCTCAAGAAAAACATATCTTTTTTAATAGGAGGAAAACCGACAGCAACATTGAAATCTGAAAGGCTATTGCTCAAAGTTCTTAGCATATCCCCCTCTCCCATAATAAGCCATTCAGGATTAATTTCAGGAAAAGAAGCGAGGATTTTCGTTAAAAACACATCTGAAACAGAGGATTTCAGCTTGTCTGTATCTAAAAAACCTCTCTTTATACCTGTAATTTTAAAGAAATCTGTAAGGGTAATTCCTTTATATTCAATGAATTGTAAAATTCTTTCTTTTGTCATAACGAAAAATATCGTACAATATTTTGTTTTTACGAAAAATATCGTACTTTTGTCCTCTAAAAAAACACAACTAACAATGAGCAAAGATACAAAAAAAAGAAACAAATACAATCAATATATAGTAAAACATCTTACTCAAAAATATAAGGTGTCTGTTTCTATGGTTAGAAAGTCCCTTTCTCAGGCACGAAACAGCCCAAAAGCAAAGGAAATTTTACAAGAGTATGAGCGTATATCCTTAACCCTTGACAGCATTACGGAGGTGGTAATTAATAAAGTATGATATGGCTACAAAAGAATACGAAAAAACACCTCAAAAGCTATACGAACACACTAATAAAGGGCTTGATATTCTACATAGATATTTGCCAGAAAGTGTAGGGTGTGAGGTAGGAAATACAAAGAAGTTTAGGTACTCCAATGAAAAAACGCCATCTGCTACTTTATTCTATTCTAAAGAAGCCAGTACCTGGGGCGTTAAGGATTTTTCAAGTGGTAATTTCTATTCTCCTATTCAGGTGGTTATTGAAAAAACGGGTGCTGACTTTAAGGATTGCCTTACTAATCTATATGCAGAATTTAATATACCTACGGAGGGGAAAACATTCACCAATAACATAACCTTTAGAGAGAATAAGAGCCTGCCAGCTAATTACTTCTACTTAAAACCTAAACAGAGAATAGAACACCCCACCGCTTATAGTAAATTCGTAACGGCTGACCTCTTGGAGAGTTTCGGGATAGTGGAATTGCAATACCTGGAGCGCACTACCAAAACAGGCAAAATAATGAGAATAGAGAGCAATAGCAATTACCCTATGTTTGCCTACTCTAATAATTTAAAAGTCTGGGCTAAAACATACTTTCCTAACGAAAGCGACCGAGCTTACAAACACGGTTATATAGGAGAGAAGCCCGCAAAATATATACACGGACTGGAACGTATTGAAAAGAAAATTTCTTTTTCCAAAAGCCGTATCAATGAATTACACAAGCTACTGAAGTCAGAGGTTACAGATACTGAAAAGAAAGAAGCCCAAAAGGAATTAGACAAACTACTATTGCCGTATATTATCATCTGTTCGGGTGGCTCTGATGGCGTTTCTGTAGCAAGCCTTTCAGAAGCATTTAATCCTATATGGTGCAATTCAGAGGGGGAAACAATAGATAGTGATACCTATTACTACCTAAAAAGTATCTGTAAGCACCTAATAAATTTACCCGATTTAGACCCTGCTGGAATAAATTATGCGCATAAATATTCGCTTTTGTATTGGAAATTAGATACTTTATTTATACCTAAGCGCTTTTTAGGTGAAAAAGGTAAAGATTTCAGGGACTATCTAAATTATTTTCATTCAGAGGATAAGGATTTTATTGCTAATGAGTTTAAAAAACTGCTTTCAGTGCCTGAAAATTGTAATTTCATTACTAAAAACGAGCGTAACCAGCCACGAATAAATACGATAAACCTAAATTATTTCCTCAATGTACATAATTTCTACGTATATCGTGATACTATTTCAGAGCGTTCTAATAATGAGGATAGCGGCATACTAATACATATCAATAACAATATAGTAAGCCTACCCGAAAGCTCGGAAGTACGCCGTTTTTGTATGGACTTTCTCAAGACAAAGGGCACCACAAATGAAATACTTTCTTTGGTGAAAGGCTCTACAATGCTTAATGCAAATGAACTTAGAAAAATAGATGTAAAAACCTTAGATTTTACTAAGCATAGCAAGGAATATCAATTGTTTTTCTTTGAAAATACCTGTGCTAAGGTTACCGCTCAAGGCGTGGAGCTTATCACTAAAAGTAAAATAGAAAATTACGTGTTTGAGAATAACATAATCAAACGTTCTTTCCAGAAGCTCGGCAAATCATTCTTTGAACCTTACACAGATAACAAGGGTACAAAAAGAGTACATATCACTGAAACCAGCTGTGATTTTATGAATTTTCTTATAAATGGTTCTCGTGTATATTGGGAAAAAGAATATCCAAAAAATGCCGATAATTGGGGCAAACAATACCTATTAAACAGCCCTTACCTATCGGAAAAGGAGCAGATAATACAGGAACAACATTTTTTAGGGAAATGCTTTGCTATTGGGTATATGCTACATAGATATAATACCCCCGATTTTGCAAAGTTTGTCTATGTGGTTGATGATATGATAAAGGAACACAACACGGACGCAAACGGAGGAACAGGGAAAAGCCTTTTTGTGAAAGGTATTGAACAGCTCGCAAAGCGTTTTTTCATTGACGGAAAGCGCAAAAAATTGTTTGAAGACGAGCATTTATACGGCACACTCAAGGAGGAACACGATTTTATATACTTTAATGATATGCTTTCTTATCACGACTTTGAAAACCTTTATTCGGTAGTTACGGACGGCATAAGCATTAACCCCAAAAATAGGGATAGTAAGTTTCTACCTTTTGAGAAGTCCCCAAAAGTCATAGGAACATTTAACTATGGACTACGAACAAACTCCGATGCAGATTTAAGGCGTATTTTATTCGTTTCCTTTTCCTCTTACTATCATTACCGAAATGATACAATGGGCAAGGAATGGCAACCAAAAAACGATTTTCAGCACCGTTTGTTTGATGACTGGGAAGCCGACCAATGGACACTGTTTTATAACTTTATGCTAAGGTGCGTACATTTCTATATTGAGAATATGAATACCCCTTACTATTCCCCTACAGAAAACATTGAAACCAATAACCTAAAAGCCTCTGTAGGTGATAACTTTGAACTGTGGGCGGATGAATATTTCTTAGAAGATAAGTTTAACCAGCAATTACCTAAGAACGAAGTAATGGAAGACTGCCGTAAGGCTATGGGGATAAAACTTTCTCCCCAGACTTTCAAAAAGAAATTACAGGATTATTGCAAGCTCAAGGGCTATATATTGAACCCTAAAGAACTGCAACGAGCTGACGGCAGAATATTACAGCGAATAATAATTAATTCCCCTTATGGGCAAAAAGAAAGCTCCCGTGAGTGTATTTATTTACAAGTCCCAAGGGCAGAGGAAAAAACAGAAACACAACAGCCTTTAACAGATATTACTAATGAGATACATTCCCTAATTGATAACCTTAGTAACGAAATAGATTTTTAAATACGATTTAGCTTATAATCCATTAGCTACCTTGACAACGGTATATTAGCGCAAAATATGCCGTTGTTTTTTTTGAAAAAGATATATAAACGCCTATTGCAATAACTATTACCAATAGCTATTAATCACTATTGCAAACAGCTATTTTTACCTGTTGCTTATACCGAAAATTATATGTATCTTTGTGCTTTCTTAGGCAAAAAGCCTTTCTCACTTTCTCGCAAACACAACTAAATTTTAATTTTATAGTAAGCTCCTGATACCAGGGGCTTTTTATTTCCTACAATAGATAAATATTCATAAATAACTATTCCTAAATAGCTGTTTCACTTTGGTATAAAATTTGTACCTTTGTACCCAAAATAAATATTTATGGCTTATACAATCACAATAGATAGCAACAGCACACAAGCTGAGAACCTTGTACGCTTCTTAAAAAGCCTTGATTTTGTCAAGGTAACGAATACAACAGCTAAGAAAGCACCCGCCAAAGCAAAGACTAAAACAGCCCTTGCAAAACCTGCCTATGATGATTTAGAAGAGGACGAAGACGGAATACCTATAAAGTACCGAGAAAAGATTATGGCACTATCTAAGAAGACAAACAAAGCTATCGCCAAGCGTTGGGACGAAGCTATAGCACGAAGAGAAGCCGAACGAAAAAAGAAATAGGTAATGATAGTTATTTCTGACACCAACATCATATATAGTTGCTTTTATAAGCCTAACGGAGTAATTGCCACTATCCTAAAGAATGAGAAAAAGCCCCTGCAATTTATAGCCCCTGACTATCTTTTGCAAGAGGTAGAAGAGCATTTGCCCGATATTATGGAGGATAACGATTTGACCAAGAGACAGGCACGAGCATTGCTCAAGGAATTCACCAAGAACATTACCTTTTACAAGGTTGAGGATATTCCTCAAAAGCATATCAATAAGGCTCAGAAAATTGTAAAGGATATAGACCCCGACGACTACCCTTTCGTAGCGCTCCACTTAGAACAAGGGCATAAAATATGGACGTGTGATAATGTGCTTTCCAAGGGTCTAAAGGAAAAAGGCTACGATATTTGCATAAGTACCCAAGAACTTAAAAAACGAACCTACAAAAAACAAAAATAGCCCTTCTGAGGGCTATTTTTTATGCCTTGCAATGACTGTTGATAGGCATTAATTATTCGTTTTTGGATAATTGAAGCGTATTTTACCAATTGCAATATATTGAATACCAATTATATAAAGAAATAATTTTGTTTTTCTTCTAAAAATATTTTGTAGTTCGGAAAATAGTTGTACCTTTGCAACGCAAACACAAGGGCAACACTTGTTTAAAGTTGCGACTAAATATTTAATAATATATCCGTGAAGGTGTAGTATAGTAGTAATGCTATACAGCAATGAGCGTAAGCCCTTGTGTTTGCAACACCCACTCACGGATTTTTTGTACCTATATGCAAACACAAGGACAAACAACCACAGGCACGAATAACAGTAATGCCTGTAACACTTCTCACAACTCCTACTGCTTTGATGTGGAAGCCGTAAATGCTTTCTTTTCTAAGGAAATTAGTACTAAGGCATTCGCCAAAATGCTACGAAAACTCAATTACGAAATAGCCCTTATCCTACTGAAATACCCAGAGGAAATCTACGAAGAGTTAGAAGAAACAATTCCTAACCTTAATACCTTCGCAGAAGTCATTGACCCTTATTTAACCTTAGAAAATTAGTAGCTATGAAAGAAGTATTTATCAGTTCATCGGAAATTGCCCAGCTAAGAGAGAAAAACGAGTTAGACCATTCTAACGAACAGGTATGCATTCACGAATTTCTTTTTTCTCCTCTTGAGGACGGACACCAAAGAGCATTAAACGAATTGTTTAATTTCTACTGCCAAAATCATTTTTTTCTATCAAAATTCGGCATAGATTGCGACCAAATTTTTGAAACCTATCACCTTTTTTCCCTCCTATGCCAAAAGAGGGAGCTCCTTATACAAATAGCCACTAACAAGGGTATTTTGAAAGAAGTAATTAATTCCTTTTCAGCTAATCAAAAATTGTAAAGCTATGGAAGTCAGCACACGTTTTAATATTGGGGATTATGTATATTATCTGACCCCTTCAGGAATTATAAAAAGTGAAATAATTCATATTACGATTACGGACAAAGCGCACGATATATCAGGCGTGAAGCAGGATAAGCACAAAGAGCCTGAAAAGTATGGTGTGTATTATAGTCTACTTTTTGAAAAAGAGGATATTCCACAATGCTTTGTCTTTGAGAGCAAAGAGGAACTAATAGATACACTTTTTAAAGGAATGTCTAACAAAAAATTATAAAGCTATGGACTTGAGAACATTATATTTTGTAGGACAACGTGTGTTTTTAGCACAGTTGGGAGTAATAGAAGAAGTTGATATAAAGGAAATATACCTAACAGTAAGTGAACGAGGAACTGAATATCATTTTGAAACTCGTTATTTGGTTAGAGATAAGTTTTTTTCAGCCTTTAATGTTGATGAAAAAGAGCTTTTCCCTTCCAAGGAAGACCTTCTAAACGCCTTAGCAGGTGGTGAATTTTGTGTTGTACCTTTAAAAACTAAATGATGAGAACAAAGATATTTTACCACTTAGACATGGCTGGAGAGCTACAATATACCGAAACTCGTTATTATATTTTCGGTTGGTGTTTTTATTCCTTTTTCTCACTTGTGGGATAGTATAAAAATTGTACCTTTGCAATAAGGAAACCTAAGACTTTCCGAAAGCCATAAATACAGGTTGTAACAATGATGTTACAACCTTTTTTATATCCTATAAAAACGAAAATTTTCGTTTTTGAGCCTTTTTATAATTAACATTCATTAAATATTTTATAACAAATAGACTTTTTGTTCCTATACGAAAAAGTCGCATTTTGAGGAAAAACGGTACAAAAAACAGCTGGCGGTACAAAAATTAGAGGGTTGCGGTACAAAAATTTTTCGTGTTTTTCGGTTTGTATCGGCGTTTGTACAGAACATAAACAATTGATTTTTAATTATATAAAACGAAAAAAAGCCTAACGGTACAAACGATACAAAAAAATACCCACTCTGGAGAGCTCACACACACAAACACGCACACACGTACACCGTAAATGTTAAAATTAACTTTTATGTTAATCAGCTTAAAAATCAAACTTTGCCCCCTTAATTGTATCATCTGCAATTAGGTTTCGGGTGGTGTAGGCTTCGGTTTGTTTTATATCATAGTGGCGTGCCTGGTCTCGAACTTTTATCGAGGGAATACCACTATTGAGCAAATCCATTATCCCTGTATCCTTGAGAGAATAAAACTGAAATTTACTGTCAAACTTGTATTTCTTACGGTACTTTATCCAAGTATCTGAAATCTTCTTAGGATTAAGCTGTACCTTACTAGGTTTAAAGTCCTTGCCAAAAAGGTAATCACTATTATTGGCTGTTGCCAAGTGTTGCGTCAGGATAGGTAGGAATACGTCAGGAATAGTTACACTATCAGTTTTGCGGTTTTTGGTAATTGAGCCGTCCAATATAATACGGCTTTCAGAAAGGCGTACATCACTGACTTTTAATTTCGTTAGTTCGGTACGACGTATAAGGCAAAAGTAAGTCAGCATACAACAGGTAAAGAAATGAAAATCTTTATCTCTTAGCTCCTTAATACATTTCTTTACTTCTGCTGTGAGGGGCTCACGCTTTTTTTGTACTTTTGGCTTTGATTTTATGCCCTCTGCTGGGTTTTGCTTGGCATATCCTTTGAGCTTTGCCCACTCAAAAAAGCCTTTCATATAGGCGAGGTAGTTATTATAGGTTCGTGGGCTATTTCTCTTATCGTAATAGATATAATCAAGGAAATTATTTACAAATAGGAAATCTATATTTAGGACGAACTTTATATCTAAATGTTTTTCATTTATATAGGCACTGATATTACTAAAAAAAGACTTCCACGAGCGCAAAGTGTCAGGGCGTTTTATGCCGTCTTTTACTTCTTTTTCTAACTGCTTGAGGAATAAAGAAAAACTATCTTCTAAAGATTTATATTGGTTGCTTGGATTTTCATAGAAAGGCGACCAACCAGTCTCTAACTTCTGATTAATAGCCTGCACCATCTTTTTAGCGTATTTCTCCCGCTCTCGTTGCGACTTCATCGAGGGCACTCGCTTTTTAAATCTTTCTAATTTTTCAGTAAGGGGATTTTTGGCATAATACTCGATATACCACACTTTGTTAGCTCTTAGTTCTGCGGGCTTGTAATCCACAAAAACTATTCTCTTAGAAGTACTTTTGTTTTTGTTGTCCATTTTTTTATATGCCCAGCTCCCACAAAGAAGCGGAACATATTTGGAACTTAATTTTAAAGAATTTAAGCGTAATTAATTGGAAAACAATTAATTACGCTTATTTAGTAGCGAAGACGGGATTTGAACCCGTGACCTTTGGGTTATGAACTGAAAATGAATAAATTTCTTTTTCCTTTCACATTAAAAATCAATCACTTACAAAGTTAAAAAAGAGTGATTTGTATTCGGTTATCGTATTCTTATTTTTTATGTATATATTTGATTTACAATATATTACTAAATATTTTTTTGTTAAAAATATTCATATTTTCTAAAAGCAACCACACAAGATTTATCACTGGCTGGCAGATACTCTCTTATTCCCTGGAATATAAATAAGGAGTCTTGCCCTTTCAATTTAGCTGGTACTCTTCATAAAAGCAAGAGTATAAGTAAAACATTCCTTACAGAGTAGCTGCTGTAGGATACTAAGGTGCTGGGGGCGTTGATAAGGAATAACTGGCAGTAGGGGCACCCGATTGGTATATTGTATTTGCCTGCACCTGCTGTTGTAAGTCCTTAATTTTTTCCTTATACAAAGCCTCCTTTTCCTCCTTTTCCTTGATGATTGCCTCCTTATCCTTTAACTGATCCTTGAGGGTTTTGTTATGCTCTTCCAATAACAAAAGGTATTTATCATCGGGGGTATTTGCTTGAGGCGCCTGCTCATCTTTGAGCATAGTTCCTTCCCCCGACAATAACCATTCGGGGTTTAAGTCCCTGTAGTATTTTATAATTTTCAAATATTTATCGGTTCCTATGGATCCTCTTTTGTTCAATGACCCCATTGGAAACTCTAAATCTTTACAAAATTTGTAAGGCGTAACCTTTTTATATTCAAGGTATTGTAAAATCCGTTCTTGTATAGTTGTAGTCATTTGAAAAAAAGTTTATAAATTTCTTTTTTATTTGAAAATAAGTTCATACCTTTGTCGTCGAATTAAAGACGATTTGACAACGCCAAATATAAGAAAAAAAATGAATCCATCAAAGAAACTTATCGAAAAAATTAAAACGGACAATGATTTTTCGTTGGACATAGCTAAAGAGCTGAAAGTAAGCCAGTATGCTATTATCACCCGCGCCAAGCGTAATTCTAAATTATTGTTATTGGCTGCTTGTATGAAAGTGTATAAGGAATATGGACTTTCAGAGGAGGATATCTACGCAAAAGACGAAGAAAATGACAGCCGAGACTGTACTGATAGTGTTCAGGGAGCTTAGCGAGGAGGAAAAGGAACGATTCATTAAGCTCTTAGAGAAAGAGATGACTCCCAAGCGCCGCACTCGCAAAAAGCGGAAACCGAAAGTGTGGGACGATGTAGAGATCGTGGAGAGACTGGAGGTACTTTTTAGCAAAGAGGTACTACTGGTTATTATAGGAATTATTGTTAAGTAAAAAATTATGAAAGCATATACTATTATCAAGCAGGAAATAGAGGCGCTTTTTGGCGTACAAGGGGTGATCCTCCGAATATACGAGGGGGATGTACAATATATTGTTGCCTTTGCCGATTTTAAAAAGATTGGCCAACTGCGGGAGATTATCCCCGTGGCGGATTGGCGGATGGACTTTTTAGGCAAGCAGGGCGTGATCTGTATCTCCTACCCTGCTGACATGGAGCAAATCCGTAAGGAAATGGAAGAGGAGATGTTTCCCTAAGTAAGTGAAGAATGAAGAGTGACTAATCAAAATCTATTTATTACCCTATTCTCTAAAATGTAAGCAATGCCCTATATTAAAAATGAAATCATAGATAAGATATACGAATGTGACTTGTGTGAAGCCATAGGCCGTATATATCACGATCCTTCCTATAAAATCCTATCCAATGGCACCGCTAAGGGGCTGTCTCCTTTTACCAATGAACGTACGCCGAGCTTTGTGGTGTCCAACGTGAAGGGGATATGGAAGGACTTTGCCAGCGGCCGCGGCGGAAAGTCTGTTATAGAGTTTGTCCAAGCCTATAAGGGTATGGACTTCCCAGAAGCGGTGAAACTGGCTTGTGAGGTGCTGAATATTCCCATTGAGTACGAAAAAGAAACCGAAGCACAGAAGGCCAAACGCCAAGAGAAAAAAAGCCTTGGGGAAATTATTGCCTTTGTCAAAGAAAATTATAAAGAAAATTTGCCAAAGTTGTCCCTTGCTCAAAAGTATATGCAGGAGCGGGGGTTTTCGGATGAGATTTTGTCGGATTTTGAGATTGGGTATGCCTTGGCGGGGATGTATGAAGTCTTGAAGGAACGCGGGCAGGTGAGTGAAGGGGTAACCCTTGGGGTGCTTAAAGCGTATCAGAACGGGGGGTATTACGATTTCTTTAAGGGGCGTATTATCTTCCCCATCTCGGACAAGCATGGGCATTGTGTGGGATTTGGCGGGCGTGTGATGCCTTCGGAAGCGAAAGAGGGCGCGCCTAAGTACTTGAACAGCCCAGAGAGTGAGGTGTTCCACAAGTCGGAGCTTTTGTACGGCTTCCACTTGGCGCGTAATAGCATGGCACAGCGCGGGGAGGTGTATTTGGTAGAGGGTTATACGGATGTGATGCGGATGCATCAGATAGGGTTGCGTAACTGTGTGGCTACCCTTGGGACAGCGCTCAGCGCGCAGCACCTTGCCGAAATCAAGAAGCTATGTAAGAAGCTCATCATATTCCGAGACAGTGACAATGCAGGGGCGACGGCTGCTTATAGAGACATGGGGTTGGCGCTGGAAGCGGGCTTGTTTGTCGAGCGGGTAGTATTTCCCTCCGAGCACAAAGAGGATCCCGACAGTATAGGTCAGCGGGAGGGTGCTGTGGCGCTGATAGAGGCGGCAAGGTGTGATGCGGTGCTACACTATTTGCAAGGGGCGTATGAGGAAGCCATTGACCGTGCTGAAACCAAGGGGAAAAAGGTAATCCTTATGCCTGAGGATAAGAAGCGGCTTAGTGACCTTGCCCTGGAGCTTATCGGGAAAATCCCCGATGTGGTGACCCGTGATGCCTATATGGAGCAGGTAAAAGCGCGCTTTGGGATTAAGGTTGCCATAGAGAAGCCGAAGGAGGAAAAGACATACCTTGAGACACCTCGTTTTAACTTTTCTGGCTTTTCGGGAGATGTAGACCCTTTGGAGGATTACCAGTTTCCGAAAGAGGTGGAGGATCCGAGTGTGTATAAAAAAGAGATACTGGAATATGGGGTATTTCAGCATGCGAATCGTATCTATTGTAATACGGGGAGTGCGTTCTATGATGTTTCCAACTTTTCGATAGAAATCATACAGCACATGCAGGACGAGCAGTTTCCTATGAAGCTGATCCGTATCTGTAATGTGCATGGGGTGGAGAAGATCTTTGACGTATTGTCGGAAAAAATCAATACCCTTAACACGTTCAAGAATGTGGTGACCTCGTATGGTAACTTCTCGTTTTCGGGGTCAGCAGCGCAGCATGAACGCTTGTTGCGGTACCTCTTTGACCGTATGGGTACGGGGCGCAAGATAGACGTGCTGGGCTGGCAGGCGGAGGGCTTTTGGGTATGGAATAACAAAATCGTTATCCCAGGATTGCGAGAAGAGGCGATCAACTCGGAGGGGCTTTTTAAGTATCAGCAAGACAGCTACTACATTCCTTCGGCTAACAAGAACTTTGAAAAAAACATGTACAAGTATGGGGCGCAGAAGAAGTTTAGGAGCATTCCCACGGAGGTGAGTTTGCCCCAATACCTCAAGCAGCTGTACAAGGTACATAGGGGGCATGCCATTACGGGGATCCTCTTTGGGATTGGTTCGCTATTTCAGGACATCGTGGTGAGTTGTACGGGTTTTTTCCCGATTCTGTTTTACTTTGGCCCTGCTTCGACGGGTAAGGATAATATATGCGAGGCGATCCAATCGTTTGTCGGGCAACCACAGACGGCCATACAGCTGGAGGGGTCGGCCTCGACGATTAAGGCTCAGATCCGAGAGTTTGCCCAGTTCAGCAATGGGATTTCGCAGCTGTCGGAGTACAAGCGTGGCAATCCGCAAGTGGATGGGATCATCAAGGGTTTGTGGGATAGGCGTGGGTACAAGCGTGGGAGTATAGAGAGTAAGGTTGCGGTGGATGAAGTGCCGATTATCTCCTCCACGCTGCTTACTGGGAATGACAGCCCCGATGCAGAGGCACTTATTACCCGCCTTATCTGGGAGGAAATGAAAACGCAAGAGTTCAGCGATGAGGCAAAGGCTTCCTATAACAAGCTCAAAGACATGTGCAGGCGCGGGGTGTCGGGGATCTCGGACTGGCTGCTACACAAGCGGGCAGTCTTCCAAGAGCATTTCTTGGAAGTCTATCGAGAAAAAAAGCGGCTGCTAAGTGAGCGGGAGGCGATCAAGGGGGTGCCTGTGCGAATGATAGATAACCTTGCGGTATTGTACGCCGTGTATGGGATCTTCGAGCGGGAGGGGATTTTTCCCTTTTGGCAGGAGGATATGGAGCGGCACTTTGATTCCCTTATAGAGAACCAAAGGCGTAAGATAGAGAGCGATTCGGTATATCAGCGGTTTTGGGATTGCTTTATGGTGTGCATGCGCCTGACGCAAGGGGAGCGCCTGCAAGTAGATACGAACCTACGGGCTGAGGGCGGGAGTATATACTTTAACTTCAGTACTGTATATAGTATCGTACAGCGCCAATGGTTTGTCCAGTACCGAGAGCAGGCGCCTGGCAAAAGTGAGATGCGCAGACAGCTTAGAGAGGATAGCAGCTATATGGGTGAGGAGAAGAGTATTCGTATTAATACCAACATCAACAGCCCTACCAGTGCTATGAAGATAGACATTGGCAAGTTACGTATTCGTGAGGAGCTATTGGCAGAGATAGAGGTGCAGTCCCTTCGTACAGCTTCCCCTTTTGCTGCTCCTGCGGCTTCCACAGAGAATGAAAATACCATTTTTTAAAACTAAAGCGATGATAAAGTATCATGTATTCGACAGTATGCGAGATTTATTGCCTATATGGGCGTATCTGAAAAAAAGTTACACCTATGTGGTGGGCTTGTACCGCGAAGGTTCTCTTATAGGCTGTCATGTGGATTCTCCAAGGAATCCTGTAGGATTAGAACAATTGGTAAAAAGTGTCTTTGATATATTTCCTCCACGATTGGAGGATATACAGGACTATGTGAAGAAACATGCTACCCGTATAGAATACAGCTACGAGGATTCGGTAACAGGGTATGATGAGGAAGAACGCCCCATTAAGAATGTAAGGATAAAGGGTAAGAGTGAAGAGCTACCACTAACAGATGAAGAGTAACCAGTGATAAATAAAAAAGATATGGAAATAAAACTATTACTACCAAAGTATCTACTGAAATACATGCGCAAGATGTATGGAGAACCGTATCAGCTCAAGGGTGATAATGATGTAGGCTTGTATCTCTTGCATATCTTGGAGCGCAAGAGTATGGCCTCAGAGTACAAGTATCACCCCCGTAGTGGAGAGCTACATGCTTATCGGATAGCGGTGAATGCTTCTCAGTATGAGAAGAAGGGGTGTATTCTCTCTCAGGAGAAAATAGGCTTAGTGCTCAAGTATATAGACCAACACTTCCGGAGAGAACTGTACACACAAGCAGTGGTGAACTATCATCAGTTTCAGATACCTTACAAAGATACGATCCTAAAGCGATTGGAGATGTACGACATAGAGGAAAGCGACCTGATGTACGAGACCCTCCGCAAAGACTTTAACAGAAAAAAGGGGAGTATAGAGGAGAGACTGATTAAGAATGAAGAGTGACAAGCTCTCACCTATAGGCAAAAAGTGAATAAGTAATATTTAAAATAATGCCCATGTATTTTATTACAAAGAAAGAAAGTGAAACTGGTAAAAAGTTTCAAAAGATAATGGACAAATTAAAGGTTTGTCTTGAAGATCAAGAAGCATTAGCTGAAAAATACGGCTTCACCTCGTTCAGGAGAGTTCTTTGGGAAGTAGCAGGAGGAATCACCTCTGTAACATTCCACAAATGTGCAATTGTAGATGTCAAATTATGGAAGTTAGTTAATAAAGGCAAGAACGAATATAAGCCTCGATTGAATACCAAAGAGGGGAAAGCGCTACAAGCCGAGTTCAAACAAGCCACTGTTATCACCAAGGGAGAACTCAATGCCTGTATAGGTTGGGGGGGAGATTTTATTAACTGTATAGGACTTGATTGGAATAATGATGAATACTTTTGCTTTTTTATCGAAGAAGATTGGACAGATGTTCCCATTCCTGCTGATTGCACAGAGATAACGACCTCTAAATACAGAGAACTTTTTAAAAGGAAAAATGATTAACGGTGAATTTGTGAAAGATGAAAGATAAAATATTAGGGAAGCTCTCTATTGAGCTGATAAAAAAAGAAGATGATAAATATAGTGTTGCGCTAACATCAGAACTCAATGACACACAAATAGGTGTGATAACAGAGATATTATATCGAGCGCATAAAGGGGAATTTGAAGAAAAAAGTCGTAAACTGACAGAGAAGACAATAGACGACTTGTCAAAGATTCTGTATGTATATGACCGAAAAGTAAAAGGTGAATGGATACCTTATAAAGAGTTACAAGTGAACCCCCTAACCCTCGAAGGGGAAACAGGTGACAAGTGAAAAAAAAATTAAAAATATGAGAAATAAAATACTTGCAATTATTCAACTAATAGCTATTAGCATATTGTGGATTATGTTTGTTTTTGGAGTCTGTTTTTTATAGGCTGGACTACTGATATAGCCACATTAGGTTGGGGCGGAAGAATGCTTATCGTATGTCTGCTCTTATCAGGAATTACATATACAGTGTCAGAATTTAAAGAAAGGAATAAGGAATGAAAATCATTGACCTATTCAGTGGAATAGGTGGTTTTTCTCTCGGATTTCAGAGAGCAGGCTACCAATTCACAGAGCATTATTTTTCAGAAATAGACAAACACGCTATTGCTAACTATAAACACAATTTTCCCCATGCCAAATACATCGGAGACATTACCACTCTTCACGGAGGAGACTTTACAGACATTGACATTATCACTTTCGGCTCGCCTTGCTTTGTAAAAGGCACTAAAACTCTTACAAATAGAGGTTTTATAGATATTTCGGAGGTTTGTTTAAACGATAAAGTATTATCTCATACAGGAAAGTGGCAAAGCGTGACACAAATCAATGAAAGGATCCATAGTGGCTATATACACACTATTAGAATAGGGAAAGATACTGAACCTATAGTATGTACTCCTGAGCATCCTTTCCTTGTTGTGAAGAGAAATTTAAAATACAATTCTAAAAAAAGGAATTATGATATTTCCTGGACTGAACCTTTTTGGATTGAAGCAAAGGATATGAGTGATGACCATTATGTTGTCGTATCAAATCAACAAGAAAATATTGATTGTGATATTGATATTAACGAAGCGTACTTATTGGGATATTATTTAGCAGAAGGACACCTTGACAAGACCATAAGGAAAAGAGACAACAAACCTTTGTATAGAATATTTTTTAGCATGCATGAAAAAGAAAAACAACACTTTGCTAACATCATAAATAAGATAAGTTACAAAGGACGTTTTAAAAACAAAACTAATATAAGTTATTATTTTGATGATAAATTTGAAGGAAAGGGAGTTAAAGGAATTATCTCAAATGAAAGATTGTATAAACTATGTGAAAGCGTAGGAAGAGGAAGCGATAAAAAAGTTGTTCCAAGTTTTATATTGACTGCTAATATTGATATACAGAAATCATTTTTAGATGGATATATGTATGGAGATGGATGTTATATTTCAGAATCAAGAACTTATCAATGTCAATCTAAAAACATATCAATGGCATATGGTATTAGGCATTTAGTTTTAAGAGTATATAATGAGTTGCCCTCAATATTCTTTACAGAAGTTAGTCCTTTAAAAGAAATAAACAATAGAATTGTACATCAAAAAAATTACTTTTCTATCAAGTGGATTATAGACAAAAAGAGAGAAGTTTTTAGTTATAAAGTAAATAATAACATAGTAGTTAAGGTTTTAAAAAATGAAAAAGAACGAACAACCATCCCTGTTTTCAACTTCACAGTTGAACGAGATAACACCTACACTGTCGGAAACTATGTCGTCCACAATTGCCAAGATTTCTCACTTGCTGGAAGAAGAGCGGGGCTTAAAGGAGCCAAAAGTAGCCTTATCGCGCACGCAATTGCCCTCATTGCTCAGCTCAGACCAAGTGTTTTTGTCTGGGAGAATGTTAAGGGAGCATTCTCCTCTAACGCTCGCGCAGACTTTTGGGCAATTATCCAAGCGTTTGCCAACATTGGGGGTTATAGACTTGAATGGCAATTGCTTAATACAAGCTGGCTTTTACCCCAAAATAGAGAGCGGATATACCTTGTCGGACATCTTGCAGGAAGAAGTATCCCAGGAGTATTTCCTATCGGAAAAGATGATAAATTACTTGACAGAAAGACAAGGGAAAAAGGTTGGAGAGGTGGAAATCTCAAATCTTCACTTGCACGAACAATAACAGCCCGCTACTCCAAGATGGGGAGTTATGATACTTATATAGTCCCAAAAGTTGCCGCCACCCTCACAGGAGGAGGGCACTCAGGAGGATTACACTCAGACATGACTGTGATAAGACAACTTAAAAGAGGTAAAAATAAAGGCGCAGATCTCAAAATCTGCCCTACTATATCGAGCAACGCCTTTCAAGAAAATAATTTACTTAATGGTGTGCGCCGCCTTACAGAAATAGAATGCGAACGTCTGCAAGGGTTCCCAGATAACTGGACACAATATGGCTATTATAACGGGAGAATAAGGCGTATCTCAAAAACACAACGATACAAGCTAATCGGCAACGCTGTAACCGTGGATATAGTAGAATTAATAGCAAAACGATTAAAATTTATAGTAGATGAATTTACACCTTACACTCAAGAAAAACTGGTTTGACCTTATTCTCTCAGGAGAGAAGAAGGAGGAATACCGAGAGATCAAGCCTTACTGGGAAAAGCGGCTTATCGGAAAGAAATATGATAGGATCATCTTTCGCAATGGCTATGGGAGCTATGCGCCATGGTTTGTTATTGAACTGAAAAGGATCACCCAATGCACAGGAAAGAGTGAATGGGGTGCAGAAGAAGGCAAAAGATACTTTGTACTTAGTTTAGGAGAAATAATTTTTAACAAATAAGAAGAGGATGAAAACAGTATTTAAAGAAGGAATGGAAGTTTATGACCAATTAAATTTTCCTAATAAGAAAGGTGTAATTGTAGAGATAAGTAATGAAGAAAATGATCCTTATCCTGTAGAAGTATCTTTTGAAAATGAAGCAGGTCGAAACAACTATACCCCAGATGGTCGTTTTAGTAAAAAACATATTCCAACCCTTTCTACTAAGCCATATGAAATAGTGTTAGAAGGCTTTGAACAAAAAGCACCTCCGCCGACTTTTGAAAAAGCGGAAAAAAAATTGAAGTATGATAGGGACAAATATGCTTATTTTAATTTGGAAGGTATAAATATACTTTATCCTAAGAGTGTTAGTCCAGAAGTGTTTGAAGCTCTTAGACAATTAGTTATTCTTAGAGACTACTACAATGAGGGGTGGCAGCCTGATTGGGAAGATGATAAGAATAAATTTTGTATCTCGGTAGAGAAAGGGAAACTTTGTTTGGAGTTATGGCTCAATACTAGTAGAGTGCTTTCTTTTAAATCACATGAAATAGCCTACAATTTTCTGGAAGAGCAGAAGGAATTATTGGAGAAAGCCAAACCTTTGTTGTAATAGAATTAAACTTGTGAAGCTATGAAAATATACATATCAGGAAAAATAACAGACACGGATATTGAGCAGACACGGGAGAAGTTCCACGAGGCATGTCAGTACTTGATTGCGATGGGGCAAACTCCTGTTTCTCCTCTTGAGAATGGGCTGCCCATTGATAGCCCTTGGGAACAGCACATGCTCAGAGATATAGAACTCCTCATGGGGTGTGGGGGTATATTCCTCCTCCCTGACTGGAAGGAAAGCCGAGGGGCTCGTATCGAGCATGCTATCGCTAAGGAATTAGGATTACTGATTCTATCCATGTCATAACTAAACAATAATAGGAAGGAGGTAAAAATCATGAATGACAATCCACATCCACTAAGTAGGCAATTGGGGGAAGAGCTTTCTCAATGGCTCGTTGAGGTAGCTGAAAAGATCTCCGCAGAGAAGAATTTTCAAAAAAGGCTATCAAGATTCCCAAAAGAGATAAAAAAAGCTAAGCTCTTGGATTCAGATGATCAGGAGTTTTTAGAAGAGATTTTTGATTACATGCTGGATCTATCCTTTATTGTGAAAGAGAATAAAGAGGAGTTAGCGGATATCTATGAGGCTTACAATGGATTGTAAGCGGTTACCTGCTTAAAGCGTCCTTTCCCATTCAGGAAAGGGCGCTTATCTTTGCCTATAATCTAAAAAAAAAAATGAGTTACGAATTGTGTAATATAGGGGAGGATTTCACACGGGAGATCCGCCATGTGCTGCTCTTTGACGCGGCGAGCTTTACCTTTAACCAAAATCTGAGGGCGCTCACCCCCGATCCGAATGCTGCCCTTGTAAAACTCCGAGTGGCTCACCCCAGCGGCTACAGCCGTAAGATAAGCCTCAAGGAACAGAATCATAATGACTACTTTGATATGAAGGTTACCTTTCCTGTGTATGAGCTGAGCAAGGAGGTACGGCTGAAGCTAATCTCCATGCACAAAAAGCGTAAGTATGTGGTAGCCTTGGTATCGGCTCAGGAGATGCTCGTGGTGGGTAACCATAGGGAGCCTTTTAGCCTTACCATAGATGATGACATCGTGGATAACGGTACGGGGAAGGATCTATTTACCATTAGTCTGACGGGGCAAACGATCATTTTCCCAACGCTTGGGAAGATTACAGAGAAGTTCAGGGTGCTGATGTTCTTGCCGCCGATTAATTAGTGGTTAGTTGTTAGTTGTTAGTGGACAGAAGACAGTAGACAGGGGGGTATAAAAGCTGTCCTTTGGGAGGAGGAAGGGGTGTATTACCTTTGCGGAGGACAGAGGTCAGTGACTAGTGACGAGTTACAAGTGACTAACCACTAACCACTAATAACTAACAACTAAAATATGGTATTAGCGATAGAAAAAGAATATTTGCTCTCGATCATTCCTGGGCTTGTAAAAGGGTTTAAGGATAATGCTTTTGCGGCATCGGAGAAGCTGGAGGCGGATTATGAGGCTAAGCTGGAGGTGCAGGCGCGTGGTGGGAGTGCTAGCGGGCGGGATACTTTCCCCGTGGTGGTGGATATATATGGGGCGATCGTCAAGCATACGTCCTATGACTATATAGGTACTCAGAGCTATGGGCGCTACCTTCGGCAGTTGGACGCGCACCCAAGTGTATCGGCTATCATCTTGGATATAAACAGCGGCGGGGGTATGGTCTCAGGCACAGCGGAGCTTGCCCACATCATCAGAGGGATAGAAAAGCCCATCGTAGCCTATACCAATGGGTATATGTGTAGTGCAGCTTATTGGATTGCAGCAGCCTGCGATAAGGTTGTCAGTAGCCCCTTTGCCGATGCGATAGGGAGCATTGGCACCATGCTACATACGCAAGACTACTCGCAGATGTTTGAGAAGTGGGGCGCCAAGATCTATGAAGTGTATGCCCCTGAGAGCAGCGAAAAGAACAAGCTATGGCGGGACTTGGTGGCAGGTGATGATACCTTGGCCAAGGAGCGCCTCAGCGAGCTGGCTAAGGGCTTTATTAGCTCCGTGCAGGCCTGCCGAGCAGACATCAAGGACGACGGGCGTGTATTCAAGGGGGCTGTATATAGCCCTAAGGGCGCGCTGGAGGTCGGCCTTGTAGATGAAATAATGAGTTTGGAAACCTTAATAAACGAGATATGAAATACGTATTGTTATCGGCGCTCTTAGGGAGTGCCTTAGAGGAAAAAAAGCCGCTCTTTGGGGGTGAGGCCTATGTAAGCCTTACCGCTTCGCAGCTGGCCAAGGTGGAGTCAGCCCTTGCAGAGAAGAAAGAGACAGCGACTGCGGAGCAAGTGGCTGCCCTTGAGCAGGAGATTGCCACGCTGAAGGCTGAAAAAGAAAAAGTCGCCACAGAAGGAAAGGCGCTGAGTGAAGCCCTTGGCGAGGCGATGGCGCTGAATGACCTTAAGAGTAACGGGGATGCGATCGCTGACATTGCTACCCTTGGTAAGACTTGCAAGGAGTATGGGGAGAAACGCCCAGTACATACCCAGCCAAGTAATGACGGGCGTGAACAGCAGAGCGGGGACGAAGTAGTGCGAATGGAAGATGCACACAATCAGCTGTAAGAACAATTTAGAATAACAACTTAAAAGTAAGAATATGGCAAGAAATATTGACATTGAACAAATCAAAAATGAGTTGGTTCGTTATGGAAAGAAAAATCCTTTTGAGCTACAAGCGGCGATTCTTTCGGATAAAATCCTACTGAACCAATTTGCTAAGACTTTGCCAAAGGTCAAAGGGGAGTATCATATCCCTTATGTACTAATGACGAACGTGGTGCAAGCCTTTTCGGACACTTGGACTCCGTATGGTAAGGTTTCTTTTGGCAAGAAATTGCTTAAGAACTTCCAACAGAAGATGAACTTCCAGATCAACCCATACGAGGTTTATGATAGCTGGGTGGAGGAGCTGTACGAAGAGGAGAAGAAACCCAATGAAATGCCTATCAGCAAGTACATCATGCGTATGGCGCAGGATAAGATCATCTCCGACTTGAATGTGGTTTCAGTTGTAGGGAAGTACGATTCTACTCAGGTAGGAAGCACTACTCCTGACTACACCAAGACCATGGATGGTCTGAATGAAGTGGTTACCAAAGCAGTTGCTGACACAGAAAACCCTGTATTCCTAATCCCTGTGGATTCTTCCGCTACCATAGTGGATAGGGTAACGAAGTTTGAAAAAGGGTTGCCTGACCAAGGGAAAGTAAGCACTATCTTCCTCTCCTTGGAAGAGTTCAACGATTATGTAGAGGCTCGTGAGACCCCTGCCAACCAGTACATAGACTTCAAGGATCCACAGCGTGGAAAAACGAAGTTTGGGCGTACTATAGTGGGCGTACCAGGATTGAAGAAAGGGCGTATCATAGCGTGGTACGATGGGAACTTCTTCCGCTTGTACGATCGCAAAGACAATCCCGCACTATTGGACGATGTGCAAGTGCAGGACTATGTAGTGAAGCTCTTCTCTCAGTGGCACTTGGGCTACGATTTTGCGGTGAACCAATACCTATTCGTAGAGACTGCGGATGCCAGCAAGCACAGAGGATTGAACAATGATTCACAAAACAAGCTGTTCTATCCAAACCTATTTTTATAATTAAATAGATAATATATGGCAAAAGATAATAATGATAACAGAGAACTGACCCTTGAGGAGCGCGAGGCGCTCCTTGAGGATCGCTCTTCGGAGCTGAGCACCCGTGAAGCGGCTGTGGATCGCAAGGAATCAGAACTGAATGACATCGGTACGGAGCTGGAGGCACGAGAAAAAGTTCTTAACCAAAGAGAGCAGGCCCTTGACGAAAGGGAAAAAGCCCTTGCAGCATTAGAAGCTACTTTGGAGGCTGCGGGAGGCAAAAGGGTATTGCAGGTAGAGGAAAAGAGAGAGGGGCATGCCTTTTCTTTCCGTGGAAAGAAGTACCAGTTTGCAGACGATGCACCCTTGCAGATCCTATTCGGTGGGGAGCGCTACACTCAGGAAGAGTTGGCCGCAGACGAGGAAGCACTCGTGCAGCTCATAGGCGGGGGAAGCGCTCTTATTGTAAAGAGTGAAGAGTAAAAACAAATAACGAATAAACTTAAAAGATAAAAGAAATGGCTACAAATTGTTTTGATAATGCTCCTTTTGAGAGCTTGGACAGCTGTCCAAACGACGAGGTGAGCGGGGGTATCAGTACGCGTGTGCTATATGCCCCTACAGCCTTCCTCGACAAGTGTGTCCTCCCTCCTAATACGGGGGAGCTGGGCAAGGCTAACACCATAGAGGAAGGAAACCTAACCCTTGTCACTGGGAAGACATGGAAGGGGATAGACCTACAGATCAACGAGAACGAACTAAAGATGAGCCTTGTGGGCAACGCGGGGAACAAGAAGGCAAAGACAGACCTTGAGGCAAAGATTCCACGCTTTTCGGACAAGGTGCTCGACTTTATCGGGCGTTACAAGAACGTGCCGATGACCTTTATTGTACCTGATGCTGTAGGTACTTTGTGGGTAGTGGGAACAAAGATTAACCCTGCCTTTATGGATTCGGCGGATGCTACTACGGGTAAGAAAGCCGAAGACGATTCAGGGGTAACACTGAAGATCACCACCAACTCCAAGTTGTACAAGTATGCGGGTAGCATTGCTGAGGCATAATTATTAATGATTAACGATTAATGCTCAATGATTAATGGCAAAGGATCAAGAAAATAAGAACATGGCGACTACTTCCCCCTTAGAACAGGGGGAGGTAAAGCGCCTAAAGCCTAATCTGGAAGAGTGCTTCGAGGTGCTGCTCCCTGGAGGGCGTGTATATTACACTGGGGAGAAGGAGGTACAAGCAGGGTTACAGATCGTAGACCTCTCGCGGGTGCCGTACAATGCCTTGGTACTATACATCACGGGGTTTAAGTACTTGGCGCTGAAAGAGGGGGCTGTGGCGCTCTTCTCGGAGCTGGGCGCAGCAACCCTTGAGAAGCTCATCGCCCAGAAGCGGGAGCACTACCCCAAGGATGTGCAGTACTTGGAGCGAGCGCTGCAAATGAAAAGAGGAGTGGCTAATGATTAATGATTAATGTTCAATGATTAATGACTAACCACTGATAACTGACATTATGGATTATAAAGCTCAATATAGGGAATTGGTTAATGAGTTGGAACGCCTTGGAGGAGATCTTCGAGGCGTTCCTCGCTACTATTCCTTAGAAGCAGAGGCAAAGGTAAGGCGACTTATCAAAGAGCGATCCGCTCAGCCCACTTGTGCGCCTGAGTCACAAGTCACCCCCACAAGTGGAGAGCCTCCACAAAAAAGCGAAGAGCCGGCAAAAAAAACGGATTTTATTGCCGATTATCCTGTGGCGCTACATGGGGTGTATAGGGCTAAGCAAGAGGCGTGGCTCCGTGCCTGTTCGCTGAAACTTACATTGAATGCTGTACCTATGGAGGACGAAGTCAAAGCCTGCGAGATACAGCGGCAGCTCTGGCAGCTCTTCGAGACGATGGACAATTGTGATGTGATGCTACAATATTGGCGTGATCATAAGAAGATCCTTGAGCCAGTCCAAGAGGATTACAGCCGCCTTACCCCTATGGAGCTTGTACAGCGCCGCAATACATTGCGCAGTAATATCGTATCACGAGAAAAGAGCTTGGCCAAGTGGGAGGAACAAGTGAAGAGTGAAGAACTAAGAGTGAAGAGTGAAGAGGGCATGGCCGTGAGGAGCTTATGGGTGCTTAAGGAGAAGATCGCCAGAAAGCGCGAGGAAGTGGAACAAATGAAACTACAAGTGAAGGAAATAGAGGGGGTAATGGATAGTGGTTAGGAGGGAGTGGTTAATTTTTTCCAAAGTTGTCCTTTTAATTTTTTTGTATCTTTGCTCTCAAAATAACTCTAACAGGAACTTATCGTGAAAGTTGTTCTGCTAAATTAGGAAAGAAAGAGTGAGGATTGGTAAGGAATAACAAAAAGATTTTTAAGTAGCCTTGCAAGAAATTGCAGGGCTTTTTAGTGGGCATCCCTTCCCGTAGGCTCTGAAGGGAAATAGTGGTTAGTGATGAAAAGATCTGTCCTTTGTATTTGCTAATGATAGTAATACCTTTGCCCTATCAGAAACAAAGGATCTTTGTTTTTGGAATTGTTATAAGTTTTACTTTGCCAGAGTTTTACTTTGGCAAAGTTTTCTCTTATTCAATTTTGGCAAAGATTCTTGTAAAAACTTATAACAATGGACAAAGAATGTTTTTTATCTTTCAATGGAAAGAGTATCTACTTTAAAGAAGTGTCCAATGAATATTGGATCGCTATTAAACCTATCTGTGAAGCGTTAGAAGTAGATTATATTCGTGCTTATAAAAATCTTTCAGAAGATGATTTGTTGAACCGTATATTGTCTAAACAGACAATATACGACAAATCAAATAGGCTTCAAGAGATGGTTTGTTTGCCTGAAAAATATATTTATGGTTGGATATTTTCGTTAAGGTCTCGTTCGGGAGTATTAAGGGAATACCAGCTACAATGCTATGACATTCTTTTTAACTATTTCAATGGTGCCCTTATAGGGAGGAAAAGACTATTGCAAAAACAAGAAACTACCCAAAAGGAAATAGATAAGATAGAGCAGCAACTGAGAGAAAACGAACAATATACAGCACTTATGAAGCTCAAACAAGAGCATCAGCGCCTTAGGAAGCAACTTAAAAACATAGATAAACAAACCATTGAGAGGAACCCTTCTCTTTTCTAAGTTAGTCCTTCCGTTTGCAAGGGCTACTATTGTCTAAACAGACAATAGTAGGGGGGCTAAATAGGTAAAAAAAGGGGCGTGTGTTGTCTAAACAGACAATACACGGGGGTCTAAATAGGTAAAAAAAGGGGCGTGTGTTGTCTAAACAGACAATACACGATATATCCCAAGGCGTTGAAGACTGCTCTTTTTTAGTGAAAAGTGACAAGTAAAAATTTTTTGCAAAAAAATATTTGGTAGTTTCAAAAAAAGCCGTACCTTTGCAGTGTTAAGACAAGGGCAACACTTGTTAAAAGTTGCAAGGTAATTTTATTGTTTTATAATATATCCGTGAAGGTGTCGTATAGCCGTAATGCTATACAACAAAAAGCGTTAGCTCTTGTCTTAACAACACCCACTCACGGATTCTTTATTTTATATACTATGTTAAGACAAGTAGAAACCACAGAGACAATGCTTCCGACTGCGGAGGCGTTGTATCCCCAAAAACCACAAGCGCCCCGCTCCAAGGGGTTATTGGAAGACCTCTACGAGGAGGTGGCCAAGGAGTATTTTCAAGAAATTCTTCAGGAAGCTCGCGGAGAATGTGTGATCAAGGTAGGTTCCAAGAAGAACAGCTATACCGGAAAGATTACCGATGAATGGCGTATCTGTGCGCTCCATCAGGAGGGCAAGGGAAAAACCTTTGCCACAGCGGTACTCTCGCTCTATGGGGCTATCACTTATGCTAAAGTAAAGGAAGGAGGTGTGCTATGAAAGAAAACAGACTACCACGCCCGCTCAATGAAGTACTCGGGAGAAAGCTCGCTTATTGGATCGCCGAGATAGATGGCAGGTTAGACCACGAGGATGATTTTCAGGAAAAACTCTTGCAGTTCCCTAAGCTATTGGAGGACTCAACTTTTTTTGACAAGGAAGAGGAAGCCTTTATCAAAGATATGTTTCTGCACACGCTCTCGCTGACCTTTATCGTGCAGCGGCACAAGGAGGAAATAGAGCTATTCTGCGAGGAATACAACAATTTAGGCTGTTAATAAGAAAGCGTATGGAAGATTACACAGAAGAGATTCGGGAGCTGATAGGGAGGTATTACAGCCCTATAGCGACCACCGATAGCTGGGCATGTACTTATAAGAGTACCCTTGAGCTGCTTACCATGGTGGTGGGGGTGATCCCCACTACCCCCGTAAGCGAATACGATATCTACGAGCTGATGAAAGAAATAGGTTTTGCCATAGAACTGGTGGAGCAGGAACAAGGAGAAGCCTTCTTGTGGAAGCTGTATAAGAAGAGTGAGAAGTAAAGAACCTGAAAAACTTTAACACAAATTCCTCGAAAAAAATGACAAAAATACTTGCACGATACAAAAATATATCGTACCTTTGTGATGTCCTTGAAGGTCGGGGATGCTGAGAGAGAAGACAGCAAGGTTCTTTGAAAACTAAAAAAAAGAGATGCATCTAAAAATAGTCTTTAAATGCAAATCCTTTAAAATAGTTCTTGAATTTTCGTTTAGGAAAATCTCAATAAAGATTTTTTAGGCTTGGATTGGGGGTCGCCTCCCCCAATTCTCTCTCTTTTTTATTTGAGGGCAAAAGTAATACTAATTTTTTAAACTTGCAAACGTTATGAAAGAAAAAAAACAACCGAGGTTTGAAGTAGAAATACCCCTTAAGTGGTGGCATTGGTTATCATTTGTTCTACTAATATTATTGTTATGGAAAATACTCAGATAAGAGCGCAAGTATTAGCGATTGTGGAGACCTTCGGCATGAAAGGAAAGGTAGTGGCTAAAGCAATGGGCGTTACTGAGAGCACTTACAACATGAAAAAAGTGCCTGCGGAGAATGGCCATAGCTTCAATGAGAAAAACCTTCAGGACTTGGTAGCCTATATCAAGCAAGAAGCCGAAAAGCTGACCCTTAATGATTAACAAAAAAATTAAAAGCAATGGAAACAAAAGTAACAGACATAGAAGCGCGTAAAAAACAACTGATTGAGGAGGAGATCAAGTACTGGATGTTTATCGGAGGGCTTGTGGTGATCATAGGCCTTGTGGTAGGTGCTGTGCTGTGGATAGCAGGCGTGGTGCGCTGGTGGGGTGCACTGCTGATCCTTGTGGCCACAGTGGCGTATTCCTACTATACAGATGTGATCGGCAAGCGTTCGGCGGATCGTATACGAGCCATACAGGACGAGGCAGGCTTTGACCGAATAGAACAGCGGGATCGGGAGCGGGAGCGGGTAAGGCTTGTGGTGCTTTGGCTTGTTTTTGCTGTGATGTTTGGCTATGGTATGTATCTGTTTGGTCAATATACGGATGAGGTGGCGATGCTGCTCTTTTTTGTGACGTACTACGGGGTATGCTTCCTTATTGTGAGGTACTTGTGGCGACAGCTCTTATAGTAACGAGTGATAAGTGACGAGTGAAAAGAGTCCTTTCCAATATGGAAAGGGCTTTTTATTTTTGCGGGAAATTAGGGTTTAGCACCTAAAACCTATAAAAATGGCAAAGACAGTCAAGACGGATTTGGTCATCACGATCAATGGCAAACAGATCAGTGATAGTTTTTCAGGAATCTCAACAGCAGTAAAGAATTTGGAAAGAGACCTAAAAAAACTCACACCTGGCACGGAAGCCTTCAACAAAAAAGCGGCAGAGCTAAAAGAAGCCAAGGCACATTTGGAGCGTGTAAAAGGAGAGATTCAACAAGCTACAGCAGCGCTTGATCAGGTGACAGGGAGTGCCGAGCGAGCAGGCTCCGCCCTTGAGGCAGCGGGGCGCAAGAGCGAGGGCTTTTGGTTTGGAGTGAAGCAGGTGGTTACGGGGAACTTGGTTACAAACTTTTTGGGTGAGCTTGCAGGCGCGGCAAAGGATTCGGTAGGCGAACTCTTGGAAATCTCCGATGCGATGACGGGGGTGGAGAAAACCTCAGGGCTTGCCGCTGAGAAGGTACGCGAGCTGTGGAATGACTTCGACGAGCTGGACACCCGTACAGGGAAAAAGGAGCTGCTGGATATTGCCCAGATCGGAGGGCGCTTGGGGATTACGGACAAGGAGCAGCTCAGGGAATTTACCGAGGAGATAGACAAGATCTACGTAGCCCTTGGGGATTCGTTCCAAGGAGGATTGGAGGCAGTTACCACCAAGGTAGGCAAGCTCAAGAACCTATTCGAAGAAACAAAAAATCAGAACTACGGGGAAGCGCTGAATGCCATAGGCTCGGCGCTGAACGAGCTGGGCGCCAATGGTACAGCCAGCGAAGAGAATATATCCGATTTTGCTACCCGTATAGGACAATTACCCGATGCGCTCAAGCCAACGATCGCGCAGACCTTGGGCTTAGGGGCGGCATTCGAAGAATCGGGAATCGACGCGGAGATCGCCTCCAGTGGGTATTCGCGCTTTATGAGCGTAGCGGGTACCAATGTGGAAGCCTTCGCCAAGCAAATGCGTATGTCGGCAGAGGAAGCCAGGGCACTGTTTGAGAGCAAGCCTGAGGAGTTCTTCTTGCGATTTGCCCAAGCCATGAAGGGATTAGGCGCGGAGGGTACAGCGGAGGTACTCAAGGGCTTAAAGCTGAACACACTGGAAGTACAGAAGGCTATAGGGGCAGCAGGCGCCAATGCGGATCGCTTTCGAGAGATGATGAGCTTGGCTGGTGAGGCGATGGAGGAAGGTACCTCCATACAGGAGGAGTTCAACAAGGTCAATAACAACACCGCAGCCATCTGGGAGAAGATCAAGAAGGTATGGAAGGAAACCTTTACCAGTGATTGGGTACAAGAGAAGCTCTCCTATATTATCCAAGCACTGGGCTGGCTTACTGGGGTTACGAGCAAGGCGGGCGATGGGGTGAAGGTATTCAGGGAGCGCATTGCCTTTTTGGCCAAGACGATAGGAGTCTGTATTGCTGCCGTGGTAAGCTATAAGACAGCGGTGAGTTTGTCTACAGCGGTTACCAAACAAGCATGGCAGCAGTCGCTACTCTATAATGCAGTCCTGAAGGTCAAGACAGCGCTTATGCAAGCAGGAAAAGGGGCGGCACTGCTTCTTTCGGGAGCCAAGGCAGTCCTTACAGGGAATATACAAAGAGCTACCGCAGCCATGCGTGCTTTCAATATGGCCACAAAACTTAGTCCCATAGGGCTATTGGTGGGAGTGATAGGGGCGGCAGCGGCTGCTTATATGGCCTTTAATAGAGAGCAGAAGCAGGCGCTTACAGGACAGAAGTTACACAATGATGCCATCAAGGAAGCCAATGTACAGACCGCGGTGGAGGTGAACCACTTACAGCAGTTATTGGCTGTAGCCAAGGACGTACAGAAGCCATACGAGGAGCGCCGTAGGGCTGTGGCGGAGCTAAACCGATTGGTTCCTGAATACAACGGCAATCTTACAGTAGAGACGGCACAGACAGAGGAGGCTAAAAAGGCTTTGGATAGGTATGTGGAGAGCCTAAGGGCAGCGGCCAGAGAGAAGTACCTCAAAGCGATTGTGGATCAGAAAGCCGAAGCGCTGGCCAAGGCGGAATATTCGAGCCTTGAGGAGAATATCTCGTGGTATCAGAAGGCATGGAATAGCGTCAAAAGTATGGGGAATATGACTATGGCTGCCCAGAACAATATCGTTAGTTCCTTGGAAAATCGCAGCAAACGTATCAAAAATGCCGAGCAAGAACTCAAAACTGCCACAGACCAACTTATGAAGGAGCAAGCCAAGAAAGTAGAAGGCTCCACAGCAAGCACAGATACCCCCGATACACCCATAGTAGGAAGCAGTGGAGACAAAGAGGGCAAGGGCAAGGCAGCCAAGGCAAAAGACTATACCCAAGAGTATGAGGCGGCCAAGCGTGCCCGCTTACAGGCAGAGCAGGAGCTACAGAAGGAGATTGCGCAAGGGCTGGAGGAAAGCCTTGATAAGCAGCTGGCCACCACGGAGCAGAAATACAATGAGAAGAAGTTCAAGCTACAACAAGAAAACGCCACTCTGGAACAGGAAATCAGCACCCTTGCGACGGAAAAGAGTAATGATCCCAATCGGGAGAAAGCTATAGCCGAAAAGCGTAAGCTGATGGAGCTCAACAAACAAATAGAGGTAGCCTATGAGCAGCAGAAGGAGCAGGAACTCGCACAAGTCAGGGAGAAATACCACGCCAAGGAAGCTGAGCGCAGGGTCAAGGAACGAAACCGAGAAATAGAAGCCCTTCGCCGCCAGAAATCCGAGGAAATCATAGAGATACAGAGCTTGGAGGAAGCCAAGAAGCAACTGAGAGAAAACCTATCAGCGGGGGAACTCTCACAGATTAAGACACTCGAGGACGCTAAAAAAGCCCTAAGAGCACAAGCCGAGAAAGAGCTGTTGGCACTGAGCCTGAAAAACTTTGAGGAGCAGAAACAGATCCTTATGGGCTACCTCTCCACCCTTACAGGGGAAGCCAAGGAGAAACTGGTCGAGGACATCACCCAGATAGAGGACAAGATAGTCCAAATCAAAGAGAAGCTGGACAACATCAAGAACAACAAAGACACTAAAGAGAAGAATGCCGCAGACAAGGAGCTGGAGAAGGTGGATGTATTGGGATTCTCGGCCAAGGACTGGAAGGATACCTTTTCCAACCTTGATGAGATGAGCAACCGCTTTAAGGCTGTGGATATGGCTGTAGGAGCGATGAATAATGCATTTAACATGTTCTCCCAACTCCAACAGGGGCTGAACCAAAAGGAAATGGCTACCTTTACCAAGAATCAAGAACAGAAGAAAAAAGCCCTACTCAACCAGCTCAACCAAGGGTATCTCTCGCAAGCACAATACCAAAAGGAGCTACAGCGCTTGGACGAAGAAGCCGATGCCAAGAAGAAAGAACTTAGTGTAAAGCAGTTCAAAGCCCAAAAGGCAATGAATATGATGAATATTATAGCCAATACGGCTGTAGGTATTATGAGAGCTTACGAACAAGGCCCTATCGTGGGGAGTGTCTTTGCTGCAATTATAGGGGCTTTAGGGGCTGTACAATTAGGGATTGTAGCCTCACAGCAGGCGCCAAGCTATGCCAAGGGAGGATATACCAAGGGCTTAGGATTTAAGGACGAAAGCGGGCAGGAGGTGGCCGGAATCGTACACGGGGAGGAGTATGTGGTACCCCAGTGGCTCAAGAAAGATCCTGAAGTAGCACAAGTGGTGGAATGGCTCGAAGCTAAGCGCTTGGGGCAGTCCCCTCAGGGCTATGAAGCAGGAGGCGAGGTGAAGAATACCAAGCAGGATGCCCCTACAAGTGAAAACAGCGTCCCTGCTGTAGGAGTGCCTACAGGACTTACCGAGGTGCTTTCAAGGCTCAGCACTACCATAGAGAAGCTCCAAGGGGAAGGTATAGAAGCCTATATCGTAGCCGACGCTAAGGCAGGGAAGGAACTCCGACGGGCGATCAAGGAGTACGAAGCACTGCGCGAACGAAACAAGAGATAGTGATTACTAAGGGTTTAAAAAAGTCCTTTCCTATATGGAAGGGGCTTTTTATTTTTGCCTTAGATAGAAAATTAAAAGGTATTGATTCAATGGAAAAAATCTTTGTAACCTTGTGGATCCTCTTTGGTATCTACATCTTAGTCTTAGTAATGATTATGGCCGACCTATGGAGTGGCCTGCGCAAAGCCAAGAACAACGGAGAGATGCGCACCTCGTATGGCTACAAGCGTACCGTAGGGAAGCTCGCCCAGTACTACAATGTGCTAATCGCCCTCACGATAGTAGACAGCATGCAGATGAGTGCTGTGTGGTACTTTGAGCAATATTACGGGAATCAACTGTGGTTCTTTCCCTTTATGACCCTTGGGGGTGCCTTTTTGCTCTGCCTGATAGAAATAAAGAGTATCTATGAAAAGGCCGAGGATAAGGTACGCTTGGACAAAGCTGGACAAGTGATGGGCAAGATCATCCTTAACCGCGGGGATGTAGAGGAAATAGCTTCTTCCATCAAGGAATATCTTAATGAAAATGATAAAACATCCATAAAAAACGAATAACCATGCCAACACCTAAGTATAAAGTAAGGCCTGACACAGGCGAATTGCAGGAATACCTCTTTGAGTACAACGGTATTTTAGCACTTAAAAACTTCGTAGCACGTGTGGACGGAGAGCGACTGATCCTACACAGCGCGGAGGATATGAACTTCTCTATCTTGGACGCCTTGGTCAGTGAAGTAGAGATCAATGGAGTTGTATATGACAATGCCGATGCAGCCCAGCAGGCACTACAGCGCTTAACCTTCAATACCAACAGACCGGTGATCATGACCCAGCGCGAGCGAGAACTACTCTTGGGAGCGCTCCAAAGCGGCAACTATGTAGGCACAGCAGCGGATCTGAAAGCACTCATTGACGGCAAGGTAGATAAGGAAGCAGGGAAAGGGCTATCCACGAATGACTTTACCAATGCCTACAAGCAGAAGCTGGACACCCTGGAAGATTACGATATAGAGCTGGACGAGAATACCACAGAGTTACGATTCAAGAAGGGAAGTAATGTAGTAAGGCGTATCTCCCTAATGTTCTTGGACGACGAGGGGACGAAGTTGGTGTACAACAAGCCTGAGAAAACCTTGGAGCTGAGAGACAAGCGCAATAACCTCCTTACCAGTATCCCCGTGAGCCACTTTGTCAGCAATATTCCTGATGGGATCGTGGTGCAGAATGGGAAGATTAAGCTCATGGCCGGAAATAATGTTATTTTCGAGAATGCTCTTTCCTACAATGATTTAGCAGATAAGCCCAATTTGAATTTTGCCCCCGCCTCTCACAGACACAACTGGGACGATATAGATGGAAAGCCGGATTTTAACTATTTGCCTACAACAGGAGGTACTGTAAATGGTGATATAACAGCTAATAGTATTATAAAGAAAAACTCTTCAAACGATAAAGTACTTTTAGGTGGTGGTGGAGATATAAATCTTTCAGAACTTAAGAATGATAATGTAAAAATTGGTGGAAGAAATCTTGCTTTAAATACTGGTTCAATAGGAGAAATAAATATTAGCAATACTTCATCAACAGTAATAAGTGGTCTTATGGAGAAGCTCCAAAAAGATGAGTTATGTATGCTTAGTTTTGATGCAAGAACAGTATTACCAAACACTAAAAGCTTACTTCATATAGAATCTTATGGTGATAATTCAACAGTTCCCGGACAAAGATTTGTTGAAGTTAAAGGTGATAAATATAAAAGATATAGTGTGTATGTGAAGCTATTAGATATATCAAATAAAAATTTATTCGTTTGGCTAACTGAAAAAGAAAGTAATGTAGTTGTCAAAGATTTTAAATTATATAGAGGTACTCAAATAGAAGATTGGTCACCTGCTCCTGAAGATATATTAGAACAAAAGACAATATATGTCGATGCTCCTACTTTTAATGTAACTAATGAAACTATTAATAAAACGGTTCATATAAACAGAGATTGTGCAATAAACTATAATAGTATGCCTTTGTTGTCTACTATTTGTTTTAGAAAGGTTTATGATGGAGGTAAAATAACTTTTCATGGTGGAGGTACTCTAAAATATACTGGTGATACAGTATTCAATGGTAATAATGGTAGCACTGCTGTATTAGATATGAGCGCTGATATAAATAGAATTTACATAGATATAAGAAATATATGATGGAAGTAATTAACAAACTCAAGGGTAGCGACAAGATCCTACACAGTAAGTATGGGAATATGATATTTGTAGGCATATTCTTAGTAGCTGTGTTATTCCTATCCGTGGGGAAATCCTTACTTATAGCCGCTATCATATTAGGGAGTATTGGGCTATGTAAGGAGCTATATGACAAGTATTACAAGGGTACATTCATAGATTGGTGGGATATAGTGGCGAGCTTCGTGCCTTATCCTATAATTAAAAACATAAACAGATGAATGCGATACAATATTTTGATTGGGGAGGGGGAAAAAGAGATATTCTTTATTGTAAGGTTAGACTAAAAAACTTTTTCGCTCTAACAGAAGGACGTAAATTTATTGGGCACATTCCTTTACAGATATTCGAAAGCAAGGTTCAGTATTCTATATATAACAATACAGAGAATGTGAGCAATATCATAAGATCTAAAAAAACAGAAATGTATCAAGAAGGTAACGATTTTATTTGGAATGTTTTTATAAAAGCTCCTATTAAAGATAACAGGACATTAGTTAATATTGCATTAGTAAGTGTTTCTGACGCTAATCGGTGGCTTTTTTTTAATATGTTTGAAAAATGGCCGGGAGGATATATATCAGGAAGAAAGATTAAAGAAGAATCATTAAGGTCTGGAATTCACTTTGATAATGAATCATTACAAATTGCCATAGCTTCAGGACTTAATGTACCATTACGTTTCGAAGATAACAACGAATTGATTACAATAAGTAGCCTATTAGGAAAAGAAATTGTTTTAGAACTAAATTAAAAAACCTATGACACCAAAAGAATTTATAAAAAAATACAAGACATTTGCGCTTGAGACGGAGAGAAAGACGGGTATATCGGCACTATTTATACTGGCTCAGTCAGCTTTGGAGACAGGTTGGGCTAAGAGTATCCCTGATAATAATATGTTTGGCGTGAAAGCCAAAGCGGGCACGCCTCCTGAGAAACGGCAATTAGTAGTCACAAAAGAGGTGCTATCCTCTCCTAATGTATCTTTCCCTGAGATAATCAGGATCACCAAGCGAGCGGATGGCAAGTATCTGTACGAGGTTAAGGACTGGTTCCGCAAGTATGACAGCCCAGAGGAGAGTTTCACTGATCACGCCAACCTATTCATGAACAACAAGCGATATGCCAAGGCACTACTGGTAAAGAGTGACCCGTACAAGTTTGCCGAGGAAGTCGCAAAGGCAGGCTATGCTACCGAGCCTACGTATGCCGAACGGCTCAAGGGGGTGATAAGAACAATTGAGAAGAATGACCAATGAAAATTACCAATGAGAAAGAAATTGTATTTACTATTAGCTCTTATGGTGCTATTAGGGTGCAGGAGCAAGAAATCAAGCCGAACCGAGCACAGAGAAGAGCAGCAAATCGAAAGAAGGGAAGAAAAAGACAGCCTCTCTCAGGTAGAGTCTCATCAGGAAGTCGCTACTTTTGACCTCCAACATTCGCAATCTTACGAGCTCTCTCTTGAAAATGATAAGGACAGTATAGAGGTGCAGCGAGAAAGACGCATAGTAAAGAGGCTCGATGGGGAGGTCTCTCATATCGAGGTGCTCAAGGTCAAGGGGGGAAAAGCTACCCTAAGGGTAAAGCAGGAGCAAGCGCAGCAAGCAAGGCAGGTAGTCCGTAGGGAACAGCGAAGAAGTGAAGGACATTTCTCTCAAAAGAGAAAGGAGGTACTTACTTCTCATACTATGGAGCGAGAAACACTTCGCCAAAGATGGGGACTTGCTTGGTGGGTAGAGGGCTTATTGTTGGTGGTGGTCTTATGGTTGGGCTATAGAATAGTAAGAAGATGGATAGGATAGAGTTTCACTGTGCAGGGAGTTACTCAGAGCTCAGCCCTTGGCAACGAGAAGAAGTCTGCCTACGTATGGAGGATGATCGGCGTGACTTTCAGGAGCTATATCGGGAGATGGTGCTGATCCTGCTGATGGGGAATCCTTCAAGGAAAAACAAAAAGCGATTACATCGGCTGCTCTCAGAAATCTCTATCGAGCAGCTCCTCCCCTTGGGAAAGTTCCTGCTCACCGATAGGGACTTGTTCTCCTTTCCTGAGATCTGGGATGGGTTCACCACTCCCCTGCCTCGATTGAGTAATTGTACCATTCGACAATTTTCCGTAGCGGACATGCTTTTTTACCAATACAGCAAGAAGCGCGAGGAATTGTATGCACGCCAGCTGGTGGCAAGTCTCTACTGCTGGGGCGCAAGTGAGTTTGACCCCTTGCTACTCCCTAAGATTGCGGAGGTAACCGATAGCATTTCCCCTGGCACGCGGGCTGCGATTGTTTTTGCCTATCGATGTACCAGGGAGTACATCATAGAGCGCTATCCTGCTGTATTTCCTAAAGCCTCTTATAGGGAGGATACTCCTATATTCAGGAGGCAGGGGGATTATACGCCCTTCTCCAAGGTAATAGCGGCCATGGCGATGGACAGCACCCAACCCTTGGGCAATTGGCATGAGTGCAGCGCAACGCGTTTGTACGATTTTTTAGAAATATTGAACGAATCTATTCTCAGAAGTAAGCGCACATGAGAGATCTCTTTGTAACAGATACATTTGAACTGGACTTGAGCCGGATATCCATCTCCTATCAGGAAGAAAATCCGCGGTTCAAGGATACTTTCTTTACTCAATTCTCCCTCCCATTTGAGTTCTATATGAATGCAGATCTGAGGATCAAGATGGGTAATTATACGGCTATCAATGCCCTGCGGCTAAAGAAGAAGCATGAGGGCTACCATGTGATGGATGGAAGAGCCAGAAAGGGAACTTTGGAAATTCTATCCATAGAAGGAGAGCTGGTACAGGGGCAAATAGAATCAGGCTTCGAGCAGTTGCCGAATTTTGAAAAGAAGCTATGTGACTTACCGCTGGCCAAGGTAGCTATAGACAATATCTATGAGCATGCCAATGTAGTCTGTAGGAAGAGATACCCAGAGGTGGATTATAATTTTCCACGCGTGGTCTATAACAAGGATAACAGCCAGAGTGGCTGGGAAGCATTCGAAGGATTCTTGAACCACACTCGTAATGGGGCTTTTATCAATAATAGTGAGGATTCTGGCAATAGGGTAGTCCGCAATATCATTCACCCTATGCCTTACCTACTCTATGTCCTCAAGAAAGGTTTTGCCGATGCGGGATATACACTTGCCGGAGATATTCTCACCGATGAGGACTTCCTCCAGCAGGTGATATACTCGGGCAAGGAATATTACAAGACTTCAGAGCAGCAAGAGGTCAATATGACCCCGCAAAGGGATAGCCTTACCCAGCAGCGCGAAGTGAGCGGAGTAGTATTTGGAAAGTACCAATCCGAGACTACCTTGGACAAGGTCGGGAAGTGGCGCTTGGTCTGTAACAATGCTCATATACTAACCCATGGAGAGCCTTTTATCTATCGGGTAAGGCTGGATGGTGTGGTAATTCGCGAGGGGGCTATCAGTGAGCGCCAAAGTACCTTGAGCTTTACTCAGGTAATTGCCATCGAGACAGGGGGCGCCCATCAGCTCCGTTGTGAGTTCGAGGGGGCTTGGAATAGCCCCATTGAGCTATACCTGAATATCATTGCCCAGCATGACGCTCAGGGGAATGTGATTGAACAGGTGATTAACAACAATGAGGTAGACCTCAAGCGGGCTGTCCCTGATATTACCTTCGGAGACTTGGTCAAGACTATTAAGAACTGGAAGAATTACGATCTGGAGATTCAGGGAGACAAGATCTTTATGAATCGTATCCACACAGAGAATCGCCTACAGATGAAGGACTTTCGTCCCTTTGCCATCAAGGATCCTAAGAAGACACTCACTACCAAGGAATCTTACCTTATTAAGTTTCCGGATATGGACGAGGCTAAGTTCAACTATCCTGCGGTACTGATCGACGAAAATGGCATGCAACTCTCACAAGGGGAACAACAGGGAAGCACTCAGGTAAATATTGAGGGCTACTGTCTGCCTAAGGTACTCTATAGGGGAGAGCATTCCTGTATTCCACGAAAGAACGGAGGTAATGTATTAGGGCTTATCTGGTATGATGGCTTGCGGTATGGCAACAAGAATGAGGGCGAGACCAGAGAGGAGCTCCTGCCCCCAAAGGTGACCAAGTACTGGGAAGAATGGTACAAAATGCGCCTATCCTCCTATGAGCTTTCATGGAGCTTTATAGCCAATAAGAATCAAATACGGGAGTTTGCTCTAAGGGATACGCTGTATGTGTATGGCCAGCGATTTTTTATCAAGTCCATCACCAAGAACACTCTTAGCCGCGAATGTTACCAAGTAGAAATCACTCTAATCAATGTATAATGGAAAGTGAAAAAGAAATAGGGAAAAAAGCTGCTATCTTGCTCAGGGGCAGTTTACAAGGGGAAGTCTCTACCCGCTTTGGTGGCCATCTCTCAGGAGGGAAAGCGTCCCTACAGGCTGCTACCGCAGTAGCGCGCATGCGCTATTCCAAGCGGGCTGACGGCACTAAGCAGGCGTATCTGAAAGGAATTGCTATCAAGATGCCACGGCATGGCTTTATCCAACATTACGGGATAGAAGCCTCCCGCGTAAGGGCTGGAGGCACCCGCACCCGTGAGAAGCCCAAGCAAACGACCTACTTTTTCAGGGCTCACTTATATTCTAAAGGAATGAAGGAAAAACCATTTATTGATGAGGCAATAGAAGCCAGCGAGGCTGTCGCCTACTTGGCTGAGGAACTCCCTAAGCAGCGCGGAGAAGAACTCCTTATCTTTATCAAACAACAATTAGAAAAATAATAATATGGCACGTAAATATATCGCAAGAAGTTATCATATATGGTACCCATTTAACGAGGAAAAACCCACAGTTGCTAATTTCGAAAAAGAAGAAGAGATCATGGAGTGGGACTTCTCTCAGAACCCTATCTACAAGACTTGGAAAACAGGAGAGCCTATCCCTAATAATGACCGAATGTCTGTTATATTTCCTGAACTCTTCCTCCTGCCTGAGTTCAAGGGATACTCAGGTAAAACAGAGTTATTTGTTCCTTGGGAAGAGTACCTAAAGAAAAGAAAAGCAGAGGAAAAATACCAACCCAGCAAGAAAACCAATAAGACACAAAAAAAATGGGTAAAAGGAAATGGAGTTTTAGATCATTGGGAATTTAAAGATGTACCTGTCTATGAGCCCCTAAGTGACGATGAAATATACCAAGAGTGGAAAAGATATGCGGAAGAGTGGGAAAAAGATAAATATATCTTTAGCATCTCTATTACCCCCAATGAATTTGTGGAGATATATGCCGGGAATCAGGACCTAAGAAATATAAAACCTTCTTACTTCGATCGTATTCTTTATGCAGGGACGACGCGTATTCGTGGGCGTGGATTAGAATATTTGCTGCGGTATAAAAACTTCTCCCAGCTCCCACAGGGAGAGACAAAGCTCACCCTTACCTTTACAGCTTATGCTGTTAATAATGGAAACAACATAGAGTTGGAGAAAAGGGAGGTGCCCATTACCCTAAAGAGAGAAGGTATCGGAGGAGGAAGCAGCAGCGGGGGAGGTTCTAAGGATACCTATACACCACCAGTGGTCAATATGACCCTGAACAATGCCACTCGGGAGCTCTTTGTCGAACCGATGGCGGAGACTGGAGAACTATTACAAGTAGCACACTTTATACGTAATATCAATAGTTTTTTGGTTCTACACCAAAAGTTCGGAGGGGTAGTGCATGATAGTGAGGGTGCCTCTCATTGGCAAAGGCCATATACTTTTGAAAATGATGGACTCTTCAAGGTAGAAGTGGATAACGATGATCTGTGGGCATGGGCTAAGTTCTCTCTATCGGAGAACTACAAGCGTACAGGGGTAGTTCAGGGCTTCGACTTTAGCCATGATCAGGTGATCGTCAAGGAGGATAACTGGCTTTTTCAGCGGGTATTCTCCATAAGGCTGAATGTTATTAATGACCTTACTTCTTTTTCATTCGACAAAAAACATTATGAAGCGACTTTGTATCGTGAAAAAAGAGAAAGGTATGAGAACTCTTTCCTTATTAAAAATGCCAATAGGCTTACCTATACGATCACCCCTTCGGCTGGGTTGGAGATCGTGGAAGTGAAGCACAATGGAGAACCCTTTGTTTTGGTTAAGTTCCGCTCCAAGAGTGCTGAGACTTTCCCTCTCGGGCTTCAGGAGGAATATATTACGGTCAAGAGCAACAGGGACTCCACGCAAATTGTTACGGTAGACCTCACCATCAAGACTAATCTGGATTTCGAACAGAAGGATATATACTTCTGTTTGGATAAGGATATTCTTACAATAGCACAGACGAATGAAAATTCGGAATTTGCCCGCGCTAAGCTGGTGATGAATTTCTCAGGATATGGCCGAAGGGTGACCACCACTCAGGAGTATGAGTATGTGTTCTTTAACAACATGGCCAAGATCGACCTTGGGGAAGAAATTCAGGATTTCTTCGAAAACTTGCCTGATCTGAAAAGGCTATATATCAATAACGAAAACACGGCACTCCCTGTGGAGGTGATGAAAGCTACTGAGGTAAATGTTACGATCGTGGAAACCAACTTCAAGGGGGAGGAGTTCAAGACTCACAAGTTATCTTCCCTGCGATACCTCCCTGGTAGGACACCTCTCTCCTACCCTTACCTGACTAATGTAGGGTTACGCTCTACCTATACCGATTCGCTAATCTCGGTAAGTGCTCTTACTAAGGCTTTTAAGAGGAACGACCTTGGGAAAATTGCTTCTAATAGCGTTGATTCTTCTGGATTGGTGGACGATTACGGGGTGGCTAATCTTTGTTTTTATAGAAAAAATGCCAACCGCTTTTTCGGAAAGAATACGATTATCAAGAAGAGCACACTTTCCTTGGAACCTAAGCCTGAGCCTAATGGGGAGCCTATTACGGTACTTTTTCAAAATCAAAATTATTGCCCTGATTGGTTCTCTTTTTCTGGAGAAGAAGAGCTGCACATCAATTATGAGAATACCATCTCACAGCATGCCGAGAAGGACGAAGAGTTCAAGGCGTTGGTGAAGGAAAAAAGGACTTTCAAGCTCAACACAGGGTGGATATTCCCCGAGGAGGTGGAGCTGCTATGGGAGCTTATCAAGTCTCCTCAGTGCTTTATTAAGGCTAATGATACGGATTGGGTAAAGGTGATTCCTATCTCTCAGAAGCCTCTATCCTATGATAACACACGGAACCTACACAGCTATGTAGTGGAGTTCCAGAGAGCCAGTATCCAATAACTAAATGATGATAAGATGGAGTTAGTGAAATTCGACAAAGAGGGTACTTATCCTCGTATCTCAGCTTCGCATATTGATGAGAGCATAGAGCTTACCCCTGCCGAGCAGGAGATTAAGGCGCGACTTAGGCATATTCACGCCCTTAGGATGACTAATAAGTATTCCAAGTATCAGGCCATACAGATACACATGCGGGAGATGAAGGTGAGCCAAGCCACTGCCTATAGGGATTATAATTGGGCAATGCAGATCTTTGGGGAATTGGACAAAGTGGATGTACAGGCCGAGCGCATGATCTTAGCGGAGTGCTACTGGCAACTCTACCTAAAGGCTCTCAAGAAGGGCGATCTGGAGCAGGAGCGTAAGGCGCTGGATTCGTATAAGTCGCTGTTCAACTTCGATAAGGAGGAGAAAGAGATTAACTTTGAGAAGATCTCCGCTCATGAGTACCATATCAAGATGAGCCGCAAGGGTATGCGTATGCTTAGAGAGGCTATCGGTACAGGGGTGGTGGACTTCAACGAACTCCCCGCTGAGGAGATAGACTATGAAGAGAGTGAAGAGTAAAAAGTGAAAAGTGAAGAATGCTAATAAAACCAGTTAAAGAGATCTACCTAAACCCCATGCAGATGGCAGCCGTGGAAGCCAATAGGTACGGACGGGTGAAGAATATTTGTATCGAGGCGGGGCGTGGTACAGGCAAATCGACTATATTGGGGTGGTTTGTCAAGGAAGCCGTACGCCAAATGCCACGAGCGACGGGGGTACTGGTAGGGGCTACTTTTGTGCAGATCAAAAGCCGTACTTTCCCTTCTACCAAGGAGGGGCTGGAGATGTTCGGCCTATACGAGGAGGTGGATTATGTAGTAGGCAGAAGCGGCAAGAGCTTAGGGTATACAATGCCTTTCCAAGCACCCAACTCGTGGAGCAATGTAGTGCATTTCTCCAATGGCTTTATCCTTGTGCTGGTATCCTTGGACGATCCCAACTCGGGGCGAGGGCTTAACTCCTATATGGTCATAGGAGACGAGGCGGCACTCTTGGAGCACGATCGCCTCTTCAACAACGTACTGACCACAAATCGTGCTAAGAAAGTAGAGTTTGACCGCGCTTCGCTGCTCAACGCTACGATATTTACCTCATCGGTAGCGCTGACCAAGACGGGCGAGTGGTTCACCAATCGGGAAAAGCTGGCACTACAAAAACCACAAGAACATTGTTTTATCAAAGCCAACGCCTTGGTCAATAAGGAGAACCTCAAGCCTAATTGGATTCAGGAGATGTACGAGCAACGGGTATCGGATATGCTCTTCAATGCGGAGATCATGAACATACGCCCGCGCAAGGTGGCCGACGGATTCTATCCGCAGCTATTGGCTGATAAGCACTACTACAAGTACAAGTATGCTACGAACCTCTTAGATGATTTTACCCAGAGCTATACCCCAAGCTGTTCCTATGATACGGACTTGATTAAGGGTATCCCCTTGGAAATATCATTGGACTTCGGAGGGCGTATCAACTGTGCTGTGGTCGCCCAAGAGAGCACGCTCACCCATACGCTGAGTATCATTAAGGATTTCTTCGTCAAGAACCCGCAGAAGCTCTCAGACCTTATTAAGAAGATCATAGACTATTACGAGCCACACAAGGCTACCTGCAATAAGGTCTATCTATACCACGATCGCTCAGGGTTCAAGAGTGAAGCCAACAGCAAAACCACTCTGGCGCAGGATGTGGAGGACATGCTCCGTACAGCAGGCTGGCAGGTGTATAACAAGACACCCAACACGAACAATCCAAGCCATATCCTCAAGTTTCGACTCATTAACGAAATCTTAGAGGAGAGCAACAAAGGACTGCCATTCATCCGTATCAATGAGGACAACTGCCCCAACCTAATTGTATCCATGGAGAATGCAGGACTCAAGCAGAAAGAAGATTCCTTCGAGAAAGACAAAAGCTCGGAGCGCTCTACCTCCATTCCGCAGGAACACGCTACCCACCTGTCGGACTGCTTCGACTACCTTGTATGGTGGAAGTATGCTTATCTGATGGACAACGATCGCCACGATTCATATATTATAAGTTCTGTTTAAAGAGGATTTTAACGGGAAAGTAATTTTTTTTTCTAAAAACATTTGGAGGTTTTTAAAAAAGTTGTACCTTTGCAGTGTTACAAATTCCAGGGATTTTTATATCCGAAAAAAATTATTCATGATATTATAACTCACGGCGTGAGGGTGTCGCTATATAGTAATATATAGCAAAATTTCTATCCAATGGAATTTGTAACAGCACCTACTCACGCCTCTTATTTTTTTATATTATGTTACAAATTCCAACTTCACACCATGTAGCTTTGGCTATTTCGTGGGCAACTGGCCGCACGAATCGGCTTTCTCTTCTAAGTAGTACAGGCTGCTTGAAAAACCCCAATGATTACGAACCTGCTGACGATCCTACGGTGGTGGATGCCATCGCTCGGGAATGTTTCCACTGCTTGCTCAAGGATACCGCGTGTAACTTCCTACTTGCCCTCCGTGATGGTCAGTGGCATGTCTCTACTTCTGCGGGGACTACTTCTGACCCCTCGTTCCCGATTGCTGTGATACACGCTTACTTATCCTACTATATTTCCACCCAAAAAGAAAGGAGGGCTGTACTATGAGAGCAAACAAACAACTACCCAGCCCACTAAATGAAGTCCTCGGAAGAAAGCTCGCCTATTGGCTCTGCGAGATAGATGATAAGATAGATCGCGAGGAGGATTTCCAAGAAAAACTATTACAGTTCCCTAAGTTATTGGAGGACTCTACCTTTTTTGACAAGGAAGAGGAAGCCTTTGTCAAGGATATATTCCTGCATGTGCTCTCTCTGACCTTTATCATACAGAAGCATAAGGAGGAGATCCGTACCTTCTGTGAACAGTACAATGAATAATGACTACAAAGCCTCTCCTTTGGGAGAGGTTTTTTTACGATTCTTGACCAGGCGAGCCCACTGATTCATATTTCACTCCGATTTTTAAAATTCAAATTGTAAAAACAATTAAGGCGGCAGGGGGCTTTTTTTGTACGTAATGAAAATGAAATTGATTTTTAGACTTTTAACATTTTGAAAAACAAAGCAGTGAATGCAAAATAATGATAAAGTACCCTGTTTTTCCCGCTGGGGAATGTGTCCTTTATTTATCCTGATAGTTTTTTGACCTTTGCAGCATGGTAGAAAAGATATTTTTAAAGGACGCTTTGACAGAAATGCGAAAATTAGATGCAGAGAAAAAGCCGATACCCTTTTCCATTGCTGTACGCACCTACAACAAGCAAAATGGGTTTGGTGGAAAGCTCCTGATATACCATAATGCTACCCTAATGCAACAGCCCAAGGCTAAAAAAGACTTTGAGAAAAACCCTAACCACTGGTACAACAAGACACGAAATATTAAACTTGCAGACGGCACTATAAAGAAAATTATTATCCTATTTATAGTGGCTTTTAATGGGAAAGAAGTAGTTTATTAATACAAAAAAATAGCGTTACAAAAACTTTAACACAAAAAGACTGAAAAAAGTTTGTGATTTATTTTGTGGTTATGAAAATATAATGTATCTTTGCAGTGTCCTTGAGAATCAGGGATGAAGTTCTTAGACTTCTTTGTTTAACCAAAAAATTTGAATTATGTTTTTTGAACTAAAAATCAAATTCAAATTTGAGAGACTAAAAAAAGGCTGGTCATTCCTGCTAAGAATAAGAGCCAGCCTTGAAAAACTCCTCGTTTTTCTCTTTAGTTAATCTCAAAAAGTGGGGGGAGCGTAAGGCTCTCCCCTGCTTTTGACTGCAAATATACTAATTTTTTCGATATGAATGCCTTTTTAAAATTATTGAAAAATATTTTTTCAAAAGAACCCTTTGAACAGGAAATAGAAGTGAGCATAAGCCTTGAGGCTGTTTTGTTTTTTGTTGCATTTGTAATACTACTGCTATGGATACTGATCAGATAACCCAAGAAATAGAGCGGATCATAGAGGCGCTGGATATGGGCGCCAAAGGCTGCGCCAAAGCAATGGGTATAAGCGTGCAGGCTTTCCGCAACAAAAAAAGCCAAGGCAGCCACCGAGATAAGTTCAACGAGAAAAACCTGCAAGACCTTATCCGATATATTAAAAAAATCAGTGATCAGTTGTCAGAGGTCAGTAGTCAGTGATTAGTGGTTAGTGGCGAGTGAAAATTTTTTTGAGAAAAGATTTGGAGGAAAGGAAAAAAGTTGTACCTTTGCGGTGTTGAAATATCTCGTGGATTCTTATATCCGCATAAAATCATAAAATATTATATAACTCACAGCGTGAGGGTGTCGCTATATAGTAATATATGGCAATATTATCGGAAACGAGGTATTTCAACAGCACCTACTCACGCTGCTATTTTTTTATATTATGTTGAAATACCAAACCAATCAAACAGAAGCAACGCCCATAGTGGAGGCGTTGTATCAAAAAATCCAACCCCTACCTATAGGAAAGGATCAGCTATTGGAGTACCTCTCGGAGCAGGTGGCCAAGGAGTTTTTTAAGGATATTATCAAGGCTGCGCATGGGGAGTGTGTGGTGAGGTGCTTGCAGCGTGGGCGCCTTGTAGAAGAGTGGCGTATTAGTGCGCTTTGTCAGGAGGGTAAGGGGAGGACATTCGCTAAAGCGGTGCTCTCACTGCATGGGGCGATTGCTAATGCTAAAGCCAAGGAAGGAGGTGTGCTATGAGAGGGGAGAAACAATTACCACGTCCGTTAGACGAAGTGCTTGGGAGGAAGTTAGTATATTGGCTCTGCGAAATAGACGATAGGTTAGATAGGGAGGACGACTTCCAAGAACGGCTCTTGCAATTTCCGAAGCTGTTGGAGGATTCTACCTTTTTTGACAAGCAGGAAGAAGCCTTTATCAAAGATATATTCTTGCATGTGCTCTCGCTGACCTTTATTATACAAAGGCATAAGGAGGAGATAGCGGCGTTCTGCGAGGAATACAATGGGTAGTGACTAGTGACGAGTGACAATAATGATTAATGACAAAAAAGAAAGTCCTTTCTGAAATGGAAAGGGCTTTTTATTTTTGCATTGGTCAGTAGACAGAGGTCAGCAGTCAGTAGTCAGTGGTTAGTGATTAGTGGTTAGTGGTTAGGTGTTAGTGAAAAGTTACCAGTATGGAAAAAATAGATAACGATTTGTATATACTCTCTAAGAGTGGGGCGGCTGTGCTCTTTGATAATAAGAAAGGGCTTACAGCGCCCAAGGCAAAAAAAGACTTATCCGATACGGATAAGTACTCCGTGTGGGGGGATGATAACCTTTATCCGCAGCAGCTGACGGAAAAGCTCAATAAGACAGGGGCGGCCATAGGCGGGCTGGAGGTGCTGATCTCGGCTCATTATGGGTTGGGATTCCGCCTTTATCAGGATGTGGAGACAGAAGAAGGAATAGTAACTAAGGAACGCGCACGTAACTCTTTCCCTGAGCTGAACCAGTTCTTTAAGGCTTGCCGCTGGGATATTACCATGTCCGAGATCGTGGAAGACTTCGAGACCTACGGAATTGCCTTTGTGGAGTACCTGCTTTCACCCAATAGGGACAAGATCGTATCCATAAAGCGGCAGCAAGCGGCTCATTGCAGATTGGGTGTACCCAAGGAAAAGGGCTATGTGGATAAGGTGTATATCAATACCTCGTGGGGTGGCACACTGGACGAGGAGCTGACGGAGGAAGTGCCCTTTTACTCGGATATGCATTCGGTAGAGAGCCTTAAAACATATTGTAAGGAGAAGAAGGTGGACAAATTCATCGTGCCAGTGATGCGTACCCTTACCACGGAGAAGAATTACCCCAAGGTGAAATGGCATAGCTCCTTTGCCAATGGTTGGGTGGATGTGGTGCTATCGGTGCCGACGTTCAAGAAGTACATGTTTGAGAACCAACTGAACTTGAAATTTGTTATCTATGTGGCTGATGACTTTTTCTCCCATAAGTTTGGCCGCAATGAGTGGCAGGAGATGAGCGATGTGCAGAAGGAGCAAGAGCGGCAGAAGACTATTAAGGCGATAGATGAGCACATGAGTGGGAATAAGGCTGCGGGGCGCTCCTTCCTATCGCCTTTCTTTCGTGACAGCTCTGGGAACCTCATACGTGGTATAGAAGTGGTACCCATAGATGACAAAATAAAAGACGGCAACTTCCTGCCCGATGCCAGTGCGGGGAACTCGGAGATACTTTTCCCAATGGGGGTAGATCCTTGTTTGCTCGGAGCGGGTATTCCAGGGGGGAAGAACCTCAGCGGGAGCGGCTCGGACAAGCGGGAAGCCTATACGATCCTCTCCACTCGTATGCCGATCAAGCGTTTGCGTACCTTGGAGATATTCGAGCGGATAAGAGACTGGAACGGTTGGGACGAGAGCCTATACGGCAATTTCCCCAATATCAACCTTACAACCTTGGACAAGAACCCCAATGGGCAACAGGTAATCGTAAATTAGGGGGGTATAAATATACGTCATTTTGTTTCGTTTTTTTGTACATGTTTTTGTGTTGTTTTTTGACATGATAAAATCGTGCGACAAATGTTACACATTTTGAAAAAAGTTGTATCTTTGCAGCGTGAAACGAATCATTACTTTTTTAGGTAATGTAAAAATTCTTTTGAAATGAAAACATTAACGCTTTACCTTCAGGAGTTGAGGAATATAACTATGGGCTTTATCCCATTTTTTTCCTCCATTTTTACGGATTCTCCTATTTCAAATAATGATATAGAAGCAAGGCTAAAGACAGATGAAGATAAGGAGAAGTTTCAACAGGCAGTAAGAGAACTAAAAAGCAATCGTTCCCTAAAAGAGACAACAATAACACTGAGTGATAACAAAGAAATGACCATAATGGTTATGTAGGATAATGGAAATAAATCTTGCACTAAATACAATTATATATATTATGATATTTATAGTTCCTGGCATATTGTTTAGGAACTATTTTTATAGTGGGGAGTATTCAAAGGAGTTTTATTTTGGTAACTTATTTGAAAGATTTGTCTGGACACTTTTCTTTAGTGTACTTATGCTCATCACTTGTTATTTTTTCATATACCTATTTTCTTGGTCTGGAGTGAATCTAATATCAGAAATTTCTTATGACACTATAAAGGAAATATATGAGAACTTACACAATGTACAATCAGATATAACTTTCCCTGACAAAAAGACTTTTGATGAAAAAAGTGGAGATTTTTTTATAATAATTTTTATCTTATATACAATATCAGGATTGTTAGGTTTTATCTGTAACAAGTTAGCTACTATATTAAATTTTAATTTTTACAATTATTGGCATGCTCTCTTTAGAGGTAAATTGAACAAAGCACCTAAAGGGTTTAAATATATATACACAGATATAGACATACTAACTACTGACCATATTATATATACAGGGAAGATAAAAAATTACCATCTTTCTAAAAATGATACCAATATAGAAACCATAGTAATAGAAAATACCTCTAAAAAAGAAATAGGCAAATATTCTCCAGGATACCCCTTTGGAAAGAGTATAGAGGGACATAACTTTTGTATTCATAAGGATCAGATCCAAAACATGAACCTAAGTTATATATATGAAAAAAGAATAGGATTATTAGGAAAATTAATTAATAGAATAGGAATATTACTGTATGTGGCGCTATTACCCTTTGTCTTTTATATTTTCTTCTCAGAAATACCATTTTTGGGGGATTTATTGAGAAAACTATTTTTTATTAGTGCTATATTTATGGTAGTAACCCCTATCGCAGATGCCATGATAGATAATACAAAAATTCCTAAAGATAGTATTCCTGTATTTATAACCTTTGGTTGGTTGGCAGTTTGGTTATACCTACAAAAAAGTATTCTGTTGTATATCATTGTTCTATTGATAAGCCTAATTATCTATATCCGTATCAATATGATTTTTCAAAAAAAGAATAAAGATCAAAAGGAAAAAGAAAAAGAATAAGTCTTACTACTTTATACAAAAACAAGTCCTTTCCCAAGCGGGGAAGGACTTTTATTTTTGTAAGAAAAAAGAATATGTTTGAACGAATTGAAGAGATTAAGGCGTATATCCATGTGTCCAAATACTTGGATATACAGATCCTTAGGCCGTATATAGATACGGCTATTAGTGAGCGGGTTCGTCCGCTGGTAGGTGAGGTGATATGGGAGAAGCTCTCCGATGATTCCTTTGTTATGCCACACAAAGCGGAGATATACGAGGGGGTGAAAAAGGCTGTGGCCAACTATGCCATTGCGTACAGTATTCCTTTCGTAAAAATGCACCTGTCCAGTACAGGCGCCAACGCGTACCAAGATAATAAGATGGAGCGTTCGCCCTGGTGGGATGTGCGAGACTATGGGCTGAACGCGGTACGCATAGGGGATCAGGCGCTCAATGGTGCTGTGGCGCTCCTCTCCACGAGTTCCCTTGGGGCCGAGTTGCCCTTTGCCCGTGAAGTGGCGGGTTCGCTCTTTGGCAGTCCGCGGGAGCTGTCGGAGCTGTATTCCATAGGGGATTCGTACGAGATCTTCTTGCGGCTGTTGCCCCTGATGCGGGATATATGGGAGTTGTACATAGCCCCGCAGCTGTCGCCCTGTGTGCTCTCGGATATACGCGGGGATGAGACGGCGCTGGGGCTGCTTAGGAAGATCGTAGGTTACTACACCTTGGCCGATGCCGTCTTTATGCAGGGGCTTACCTATACCACTTCGGGAATCGTGCTGCAATGGGAGCAGCTGCCTTGGCAGAAGTCCATGCTGCTGAGCGACACCCAGCTAAAAGCCCTTAAGGAGGGATTCCTGGAGCGGGCGCAGGGATATAGGGACCTGCTATTACAATATATAAAGGCACACCCTGCATTGTTCCCCTGCTACCAAGGCGAGCCGCTCGTACTTAGGGAGCCTGTGGCTAAGAAGTCGGGACTTTATTTCTAATGATTAATGCCAGCAGAGAAGAGAGAAAATGGAAAAAGTGCATTTTTTTTTTGAAAAATACACTTTTTCGCTAAAAAGTGCTGTTTTTTTTTCCTACATTTCCTACAAAGGTTTATTTACTTATAAATCAGTTATTTAAGACTAAAAAAGCGTAGGAAAAGGCGTAGGATTTGTAGGAAAATGTGGAAGTTGTAGGAAAGTGTAGGAAAATGAAATGCGGTTTTCCTACAAGAATTTAAGGGAAATTAACACGAAAAAGCCCCATTGAAAAAATATTTATCTTGATTTTCAGTAACTTATGTTTTTTGTAGGTTTTGTAGGAAATGTAGGAAAAAAAAATCGGGGTTTTGAGCAAAAAGAGGAAAAATTAAAAAAAAAACGATGTATAAGCAGTTGAAAGATTATTTTCATCACTTGGCTGAAAAGCATAAGGTGATACAGGAGCACGTGGGGTATTTCTCCCGTGAGATTATAGAGAAGCAAAGTAGCTTTGCAGGGATTGCCTCTCCGTTCTTGGCGATCTATGATTATGAGTTGGGCTTGGATGGGGGCGAGCTGAACACCTTAGGGCGTCGTAAGCTCGTCTTTAGTATCGTCTTTGCCGATGCGCCACACGATGATTTTGAGGGGCAGCAGGAGAAGATAGACCAAGCGGAGCGTATCGCCTTGCAGCTCTTGGCGCGTATCAGGTGGGACAGTCACCAGCGGGATCATTTCCTATATGGTGCTTTTGAGAAGGACTTGACGCGTATTTTCCCGATCGAGGAGCCACAAGCACACTTGTACGGGGTAGATGTGGAGGTGCATTTTAAGACTAAGGCGCCGCTGGTAGTCAATCCCGCAGACTGGGAGGATACGTTCCTAACGTGTTAGTGGTTAGTGGTCAGTAGTCAGTGGTCAGAGAAGGGAGGAAAATTTTAACATATTTAAGAGTAAAAAAACTTAGGGAAAAGTTTGGATATTAGTATATAAATATATACCTTTGCAGTGTTGAAATATTAATCAGAATAGTGTATGAAATCGAGTGAATTACACAGGTTAATCGCCCAAAATGGTTGGGAGTTAGAGCGAGTCTCGGGAAGCCATTACATTTATAAAAAGGGAGATAGAACCTATCCAGTTCCTTACCACGGAAGCAAAGAAGTGGGAAAAGGAATAGAGTCAAAAATCAAAAAAGAGATGGGGTTGGAATAACCCCTCTCTCTAAAAAATAGAAGATTATGAAACAGATTAGAATTATTATTGAGCGCAGCAAGGATTTTTATTGGGCTTATGCTGAGGGCTTGGAAGGGGTCAGCGCTGGAGGAGAAACCGTACAA